AATGACAAATAACATTTATAGACATCAAAAGGAACCACTTTATTCATCCTCATTACTATTTTCAAGTTTTTTCATATTGTAATATTGTTTCATATATTGCCTATGCTTTTCTCTATTTTTCTTTCTATATTCCTCACCATAATTTTTTTTATATTCTTTTCTTTTTTCACTTTCTCCTTCATTATATTTTTCTCTTTGTTTCTTGTTTAATTGCTCTTTATTATCTTGCCAGTATTGTTTTCTACTTTCTAAATTTCCATAGTATCTTTCATTTTGTTTATTATTTAACTTTTCTTTATTTTTTTCCCAATAATTTTTATGATATTCTTTATTTTTTTCTAACCATTTTTGCCTGCTTTGTTTTCTTTTTTGAATTCTTTCATCTTCAGTAAAAATAGTTTTTTTACCTAACCCACCTAAACATTCATTAATAAGGATTCCCCCATCAATTTTTCTCCCATAAAGAAAAATCATATATTTTTCAAATTGAAAACATTCATCTTCATTATTAAATTCTTTTAAAATAAGTATTCTTTCTTTTTCGGGAGCCGAAAATCCACCATTACCTCTACGATGTTTTACATAACATCTTTTACCACTACCCTTTCCAATATAGTAAGGAGTTTTATTTTTTCTTAAATATGCATAAACATACCACATATTAAAAGATCAATTTTGCACGGGAAGTTTTTTTAAGAAAATTAAGTTCCATTGCCTCATATTTAATCTTTTCTTTCAAAGGTTTTGATATAAGTTTAGGAATAGATTCTAAATCAATAGTATTTTGTTCGCAATAAAATACTATTGCATCAATATAATTAACTTTTTGACTTGATACTATTTTTTCAATTTCTTCAGAAAATTTTGCAGAAGAAATGAATTTATTTTCAAGTGCTTTTTCTAACTCATTCTCCATTTGACCCAGTATTGTGATGTACAAATTCTTTAATGTAACGAACTAATAGTTTAATATAGTCTCCTTTATTCCTTTTGTCAAACACTTTTACTTCTCCACCAGGAGTGACCATCAATGTAATGAGTTTTTCAACTACTTTTCCAGTTAGTTCATAGTATGCCGCAGCATAAAATGTTTCTTGTACAAAATAGTTTTCAATCCACTTTTCTGGTTTTATTTTCTCTGAAGTCTTGAAGTCAATAACTGCAAGTTCTCCTTCATATTCTGCGATACAATCAACTCTTCCAGCAAGTCCCAAGTACTCCGAATAAAGAGTTCTTTCGATTGCATGAATATTATTTATCTTATCTAAGTATGGTTTAGCATGATGAAACATGTGTTTTGTTAAGAGTTGATAATCATCCCAATTTAACTCTTTATTTTCAAGATAATCTTGACACACTTGGTGAAAATCAGTTCCTCTTGCTGTTGCTTTTTTAGTAATTCGGTTTGCTTCTTCGAGACCAACTCTTTTACGCCAATCAATAAAAATCTGACGATTATAAAAAGAAGTTACAGAAGTAATAGAAGGCACCCATCCTCCATTAGGTAGATTATAAAGACGGATGCTTTCTGTTGTCTTACATTCTAGTTCAATATCACCCAAGTAATTATGATGAATAAATGTCATAGATTCAATTCAGTTTTTGCTACGATATACTCTTTAACTAGTCCAGAACGAACAATATCTTCAATACCAAATTCAATAATATCAAATGATGGCATTACACGAAGAATCTTCATAAAATCAATAATACCATTCTTCTCATTAGTTTTAATTAAATCACTTTGAGTGGCATCACCACAGAACATAATTTTACTATCTTCACCAACCCGAGTAATAATAGAATCCAATTCATGGAAGTTAAGATTCTGAAATTCATCAACAATAATAATTGCTTTGTCTAGAGTAGTTCCGCGAATAAAAGAAGTACTCCAAAAACTAATCGTACCTTGAGTCTTAAGATTTCCATAGAGCATCTCAAAAGATGGATCATCTGGCATATTAAACATATACTTTACCATATTCTTATATGGAATTTGGTAAAGAGAAGACTTGTCTTCATGATCTCCAGGAAGAAACCCAATCTCACGAGTAGCAACAAGAGATCTTACAATATAAATTTTTTCGTAAGGAGACCTTTCATCTAAAACTTCTTGAAGTGCATTATAGAGAGTGATGAAAGTTTTACCCGTACCTGCTGCACCATAAGCAACAATATTTTGATTTGAATCATATGATTTAAAAAGAAGTTTTTGATTCTCAGTAAGAGGTTCAACATCTCTCATCAAATCAGCACTAATTGGTTTTTTGCGCTTTATTTGTTTTGCAGTCATTCCAACACCAATTGGTTGGTCATCTACTCTTTTTCTTCTTGCCATATAAAAAAATTAAACTGGTTTTACTTTTGACCCTGGCATTTTGCTTGCACGATGCAAGACATCGTTCCATCCGGGATGAGACTTCTTTAGTTTATCATAAACTTCACCTATTTCACCAGATGCTGGACAAGTTGATGGATCACTCCAATCCCTATCCCATTCCGGATTATCTTTTTTCCATTGATCCCACTCATGAACACTGAGAACAATCTCTTTTTGTTCTCCAGTAATTTTATTATAAATTGGATAAGTTGCCAACTTTATTCCTCCATAGTATATGGGAGTATTTATTCAATAGTAATAGAAGGAGGATCAACGCATTCAGAGCATCCTTCACGAGTCCAACCAAGTGCTTCAGATACTGCAGGAAACTGACAAGTGAAGATACAACGTACAAGTTCAGCAATCTCCATATGTTCCTTTTGTGTGCCGTGAGCAGACCGTAGATCAATGTAATGGATCCATGACCTTACAGAACCGGTCATATAGAGGCGTGTAGGCGTTGCTAGAGGCAGTACAAACCTTGCACACTCCTTTGCTACTCCTTTCTCTAGAAGGCGATTGTAGAGGCGCATAGAGTGCTCAAAATGAACGCGAATATCTTCTGTTAGGGTTAGTTTCAAATAATCAGGAATATCGTCAATTGAGTTCTGACGATTCTTATTATCCTGACGACGAAGTTCTGGAAGAGGAATGGTTTTTCCAAGAAGAGTACTATCAGCATATCGTTGTGAAAATTCCTGATATGTAAAACTCCTATGACGAAGAATTTGTGCTGCTAGACCACGAGTAGTATTAATTTCTACAGTCATTGAAGCTTGTTCAAAGATACTCCAATGCTGATGCTGAATACAATACTTAAGTAGTCCAGCAAACTTATCATTCTCCTGGTTTGCTGGATTAGAAACACGAGCACAGTATGCCATATGTTTCTCTGCACCTGGTGTAACAGATACAAGTTTTACTTCTGGTTTCATAAACTCAAAGTCATCAAACATTATATTCATCCTCCTCGTCATAAAATACTTCGTCGTAATCAGCTAGAAAATTCTTAACTTCCTCATATTGAGGATCTTTAACTTCAAAATCAAGTTCTTTCTTAAGACATTCAACTAAAGTCTCAAGGTTTCTTACGATGAGCTTAATCTTTTCTCTATCCATTTTTATCAACCTCGACAAAGGTAATTATACATAAAAAAAGAGGGGGAGTCAAGTCCCCCTCTTATGTTATTTTGCTGCCAATAGAGTGGCAAGAGATGCTTTTTTGCGCCTCTCTTCTTTTTGCTTTTGCTCTTTTATGAGTTGCAATACATTAAGTTTCTTAATCACTTATGCCCCTCCTTTACAAACTTAACACCACGATAGGTTTCATTGTATTGTTGAGGTTGTTGCATCATTTGTTGCTGATACTGAATACGCTTTTCAGTATCATACTCGATACCGCGATAAACTACTTTAGACATTAGGTTTTCTCCTTAGTTTTTTAAGTTAAAGAGCGTTCCTTCAGTCGGCGTTTGCGTTCGCTATTTACGAATAGCGAATGAACGATCCGTTCCGCGTCGGCTTACTTCCGTCCCATAGGGATGAACGTAAGGTCATTATAGACCTGTTAGTATAGTTATGCAAATAAAATTGTAAAATATTATACCAAATTAATCTCTAGTACGCCAGTCATCTGGTTTATCTTGACTAAAGAAGTCAATAATATCATCTACATCATTAAATCCTGTTCTATGATTTGATGGATCTGGATCGCCCAAATCTAGTTGATTTAGAAAATCATCCATACCACCTTCTTGCATATCTGGATTAGCGGCACGGCGTCTTGCTTGTCTCAAAATAGTTGAGGCAGAACGATTTGCTTTTGCTAACTTTTCCGCCCATATCATTTCATTTAACTCTACAGATTCGCCCTTTACAATTCTCTCACAGATTGCTTCAAGGCGAAGACGGTATTGAGTAGAGAGCATAGTCTTCTCCAGGTATAGTGTATTTAGTTATCGCTCAATATAACTTAACGTATGATTTTGAGCATAAAGTTGCTGAATAATAATATCACATCCAATCTTTGGATTACAATCACCACAGGTATAGACATCCACTGCTGCTTTACCTTCCTCCGGCCAAGTATGAATACTGATATGACTTTCCGACAACAGACAAATTACAGTGACTCCCTGTGGTTCAAACTTCTTTGAGATAGTCTGAATCACAGTAGCACCACTTGCAACCGCTGCGTTTTCTAAAAGGTCAATAAGACAACGCTCATCATCCAAAAGAACAAACGAGCATCCATACAAGTTAAGTAGATAATGCTTACCCATTTATAGTGGATTATCCTCCGCTTCCTTAATCAATGAACTCACAATCTCTTCAGTACCATCCATTGATTTAATAGCAAACAGAGATGATTTTTGATATTTTTTTACTTTTTTATATTGTTTTAAAAGTTTATTTAAATCTTGTTTGGGAAGTTCAAATTGAACTTCAAGATCATTATTAAATCCTTTATTCATTTCTTTTTTTTCTTTTCTGGTTTTTGATATCTCCACAATTTTGGATTTGTTCTTCCATATCCAAAATCGATTTTTTGAACAGATCCCAATCCATACTTATCATAATACATATCAAAAATACGGACCCTAGATCCTCTTACAAGATCGATGTGAATTTCTTCATCCACTTTATACCAAATTAAATATGCGTCATTTGGAAATGAAGAATCTTTTGTTTTATCAAGAGTGGTCTTTTCAAGAAGAATTTCACATCCATATTCACTAGGCAGAACTTTATTGGTTTGATTTTTTTCTGCCATTTTCGATTTCTCCTTTAAAAGCACATTCATGAACGACCACCCCATTGAATATCGGGATATGCCTCACTAACAATTTCTTTAGTAATTTTATATTTATTTTGAAGTTTTTTATCTTTTACAAGACAAACAATTTCCGCTTCAAGTGGATGAAGACCCTGAAGAATATTGATAAACATAGTTTCTCTGCGAAGAGAACTTAATCCATCATTACCACCTTTTACGAAATTATAAAACATAGTATATTCTTTTCTAATTGAAGATTTACCTTGGTCCATAGATCCAAGAGAATTTGAATTCATTTCTTCCATTTTAGAAACTGCATCTTCAATTTTTCCACTTAATGTTCCACTATAAGATGTCTGCTCCCCTGTACTTGCATAAGGAACTTCCCCCTCTGGAAGTAAAGAAATCACAGACTCGTCAAAGTTCCAAATTAAAATTGTTTTAAGTGAAGGATCTTCATATTTTTGAAGAATTTCTATTTTTTTACCATTTGTTCTTTGTTTTGAAACTAAATTTAAAATTTCAAAAATAAAAGGATTTGTAGGTAAATTTTCAATCAATGTTTTAGGTTTTGTTTTAGTTGCTGCCATAATTTTTAATACAAATCAGTTTAATATAGTTATTTTGGTTATTTATTAATCTTCTTCATTTTCATCATCTTCATCATCATATTCTTCACCATCAAAAAATCCCTCTTCAAAACGAACAGCTAATACTTCATCAGGTATTATATTTCCATTGTTATCAAGAAATTCTGGATGAATATTGCGAATACCGTAAATTCTTTCTACTTGATATTGTTTAAAAATCCATCCACCAATTAAACCGATGAAAAGGAACATTACACAAAATAAAATTGTAAAGGTCAAAATGATTGATAGTTCCATTTGCTTTCTCCAGAGAGTTTATTTTTTTCTAATATCGAAATGAAATTCTATAAAAAAATGAAACTCTCTACGAAAAAGAGAAATCATCTTACCAAATTTCAATTGAAACGTTTTTGGTGTAGATTCTCTCCTCCTATTGCGTAATAATAATTCAATACCTCGATTAATCTGAGGTTCATTTTTATTTAGTTTTCTTTTTTTATCATCCTGATCTTCTTTCACAATTAAATCAAATTCTGTTCTTTCAAATATTGAACTGTATCTGAGCATCCACCAAGATGCTGAGTATCATTTAAAACAATCTGGGGAAAAGTAGATCCATCTCCAAACTCAGAATAAAATTCTTCACGAGTAAAATCAACATTTAGTTTATAAACAACATGCTGTAAATTTGTCAATTCTAGTACTTGTTGAATTTTAGTGCAATATGGACACCCATCTTTAGAATAAACTGTAAATTTCATACCTTTGTTTTTAAAATAAGATATTATCATCCTTTTTATTTTTTGTAAAGTCAAATATCTATAATATCTTCTATCTTTAAATTTTTTCCTTTTGTTTCCCACCAATTAACTATTGTATCGTAAGACATTTCATTAATTACTCTTTGACGATTTAATATATTCAAATTATCAAACTTTAATAAACAAGATTCACAATTATAAACATCTTCAACAAATAAAGGAAATCCATATATAGGACTCACATTAACATTACTATCTTTAGGATTTCCCAGAGGGGAAAAAACTATAGTTTCTGCTACAGGATTTTTAGCCCATTGTGGCCTTACGTGAGAATCATTTCCAACAAAATCAAGATTAAATGATCCATTTCGATAGTAATTGGATATTAATTTTTTAGCATGTGACCTTTTAATAAGATATGCACATGCCGACCAATCACACCAACATCTATGTCTCAATTTAAGTCCATTATTAGAAAATACAAACATATCATTTTCTCTAACCCAACAAAGTTGGACACATTCCCAATCTTTTGGTAGAGAATTAAAAAACTCTTCCCAAGTAAAATTCCAATATTTAACAGTCTCAAAGCTTATATCATCCTCACAGAAGAAAGCATATTCTTCTTCTGTATCAAAATACCAATCTTTAATTGCTTTTAAGTGAGAAGTTGTAGGTCCTCTTCCCATACCATTCAATTCACGAAAAGATTCTCCAATATAATTGTGATCTTCATCATTATAAACTTCAAATATATGAGGTCTAATATTTGTTAGATTATACTTGGAAAATTTTTCATAAAGAAGTTTTCTCCTATCTTCAGATTTATCAACACTTATAAAATTAATTGGAGGAAATTTTTTAAGTTTATATGAATGATCATCAGTTGTATCACCAACAAAAACCCGATTGACTTTATCTTGAATGTTGATAATTATATTACTCCACCAATCTAATAGATTGTTTTGAATCTCTTGCAAATTATCTTTATCATCCAGAAGATTTTTACATTTTTCTACCGCCTCATCCCAAGATTCTGCAAATATCCAAGGTGGGGTTTCATCATACGCAAAAGTATTTTTAATTTCTTCAGATGATCCAACAACCACAGGAATAGCACCACACATTGATGCTTCATATAAACGAAAACAATCTAAACTAGAATTTCCTCTACCACTAGGAACAAAAATAGATCTGGCATAAAAATCTATCATTTCTTCTTTACTTAAAGAAGAACTAACAAAATGATTTTCTATCGACTTAAAATTATCAATCATTTCAAGTCTATCGCTTTTAATATTTCCAACAAAAGACCAATCTAAATCCCTGTCAATAACATTTAGAATAAGTTTATCTTCAATTGGTGTATCATTACAATATGCTAAAGGAAGTTGAATTGTATTTTCATTATATTGATAATTGGGATGATGATATTGTCTTAGAAATAATTTACAATAATTTGCCAAATTATTGTGTTCATGTAGATCTTCATAATAAAATTCATCAGATAATTGTATAACAATTTTTGGTTTTGTTTTTAATACACATTCCAAAGATTCCTCATAGGTAGGCATATATCCCCAAGGATAATTATTTGGATTTCTGGCACTATAAACAAAAACATCAAAAGTGTCTGAAGAATTTCTTACTTCATCTAAAGACAAGAAATGAGTTCTTTTAAAGTAATCTTTAGGAAGAATATCATTTAAGATAAAATCATACTCCCAAACATCTTCTCTAGAATTTCTTCCAAAAAATAAAACTTTCAAATCCTTATTTTTTTCAAATGCCCAATTATATTCATGAAGGGAATCCACTTGAGAATATCCCATATCATTGAACATTTTTTTTATATAAGTTTCATGTTCTCCAAGATGGATATATTCAAATTCTACTCTTTTAATAGAATATCTTGCCCAATCAAAACTTAATAAAACTTCAGCATCTATCCCTTCTATATCTAAGAATAAAATATCAAGATCACAAATTGAATATTTTTGAAACAACTCATCAAGCGTAATACAAGAAACATTGAAAGATTCAATTTGCCCTCCCTGCAAATGAGGACACCATTCCATATGTTTTTCTAAATGTTTAATATTAGAAGATGCTATTCCATAATGAGGATATTCATTTGTGTGGTAGTATATTGTAATATTATCCTCCGAATATGAAGGATCCTTTATCGCAATATTTTCTACAATTATATTTTCGTAGTTTTCATAACATTTTTTTAATTCTTCTATATGAAAACTATTAGCCTCAACAAATAATCCAAATTCTATTTTTTTAAAATTATCAAAAATATACTGAGATAATTCATCATTCCCTTTATTTGCACCAATTTGAACAATTTTCAAACCCATTTTACCCAATATAATTATTTGTTATTTATTTTATATGCGTATAATCATACAATTACTGGTTGTCCTTGACCCTCATTAAGTCGAATTACTTCTGGATTAATTTGATTTACTTTTCCAGAAGGCAGTCCAATCTGTCCTGGAAGTTGCTTATCAGTTGTTGAAGTAATATCAATTACTTGATCCATAATAAAACGATGACGACTATAAGACCTATGATTAGGATCAAATCCAACCATCATAATTGCATCATTAATATCTCCACAATGGGCAATGACTCTTCCAGTCCTATTTTCAGTTACGATCCAGTATTCGTTCATCTTTAGTATCTTTTTTATTATTGTAAGATACTTTTACGGGTCTGTAAAGATTAGGCCAAGTATCACGAATGATCTCTGCAAGTTTATAAGGTGTTTCTGAATTAATCATATTATCTTGTTAAATGACCCCCAAACATATAACGCATTCCATTTAAGATCTTTGCTCCGAACGATCCGAGATTGCGTGAGTTAAATCTTTCAAATAGTGCTGTAGTAATAACAGGAGCGGGAACCCCCAGATCCACAGCGGCAGAAACAGTCCAACGACCCTCACCGCTGTCGGATACGCCTCCAGAGAACTGTTTAAGGCTACCATCCCTGCGTAGCACATCAGCAGTAAGATCGAGTAACCAACTACCAACCACGCTACCACGACGCCATAACTCAGCAACCTCAGCAACATCAATATCATAACAATAGGATTCTGGGTCTGCCATAGGGGCAACCTCTGCATCTCCTTCTCTAACATACTGAGCACCTGCATTAGCATTCTTAATAATGTTAAATCCTTCAGCATACGCTTGCATAATACCATACTCAATGCCGTTATGCACCATCTTTACGAAATGTCCTGCACCTGGACCACCACAATGTAACCATCCATATTCAGCAGAAGTTACATCAGATGTTGGATCCGTTCTATGGCAGGAGTGAATATCTGGGGAGAGGGCAGAGAATATCTTTGAACAAGTGGCGACTGCAGTATCTCCACCTCCAACCATAAGACAGTATCCACGATCCAATCCATAAACACCGCCGCTAGTGCCACAATCAATATATTGGATACCCATTTTTGCCAGACGTTCTGCTCTCTTCCGACTGTCTTTAAAATTGCTATTGCCATGATCAATAATAATATCTCCTTCACCACAATATCGTAGTAACTCATTGATAGTCTCCTCCACTGTTTCGGCAGGAACAACCATTTGAAAAATGCCTGGTTGAGTACTACCTTTTTTATTTTGTTTAACTATTTTAACAAGGTTTTCGATAGTAGTTGCAACTCCATTCACATATCCGTTTTCATATGCTTCACTTGCTTTTTCATAATTCCTACGATAACCCCATACTTCTATTCCTGCCTTCATCATACGACGGGACATTCCTTCGCCCATTCGCCCTAGTCCAATTAATCCTACTTTCATTTAATCCTCCCAAGATTCGTATTGTTGTCTAAAATACCTATCAACCTTATTTAAATCATCAAGATGAATATCACAAGTATAATTATGTTCATCACACCACTCTAATGCAAATGAATGGAATCTTTCTTCACTTTTCATTTTGTTTACACCATAAATTCTAGCGAAAGAAGACATTACGAAATTCCAACACTGATGTTCTTTCTTCATTTTTCTGTGGATTTAATAACCTCATCCCAATCCTTCTGAAAGAGTTCTAGACCCTTATCAGTCATAATATTCTTATACATTCCCCAGAATACAACTGGAGGAATTGTAATCACATCTGCGCCAGCAAGAGCAGATTGTTCTACCTGTCTTACATCACGAAGAGATGCTGCAAGAATTTGTGTAGATGTTCCAGAATAATCAAATGCCTTGCGGATATTTTTGATGAGTTCAATCCCATCAATAGAATTGTCCATCCAACGACCAACAAAAGGTGAGATATATGTTGCTCCTGCTTTAGATGCAAGAATTGCTTGTGCTACTGAAAATACTAATGTTACATTAACTCGAATTCCTTTATCAGAAAGAAATTTACAAGCCTTAAGTCCTTCAACTGTGCAAGGAACTTTGATAGTAACTGCTGGTGCAATTGTATAATATTTTTGCGCTTGTGAAAGCATTTCTTCGGCATTATCTGCAACTACCTCTGCTGAAATACTTTCTAGTTTTGAAAAAGAATTTGTTATTTCTTCAATAACTTCTAATAGTTGTCTCCCACTTTTAAGAATTAAAGTGGGATTTGTAGTGACTCCATCCAATAGTCCAGTGTCATATGCTGAACTAATCATTGAAACATCTGCTGTGTCTAAAAAGATCTTCATAAAAAAGCAAGAACTCATTTCTAATTATAATGAGTTCTTGTTAATGTGTTAGATTTTGTTATGAATTGAAGATATTATTTTCCAAGCAATAGATCCTACCATAATTCATAATCAATATCTTGATGGCGTATATTCAAGGTTTCCAAGAATATCTTCTAGCATTACTCCGTATTCTCTGAATCTTTTGTCGCCAGCAATAAAACATCTTTGTCTCATCCATACCGCATCGGCAAGAAGTTTTACTTGGTCTTCTGTGAGTGTTATGGTTTTCATTGGTAAAAAGCAACCTTCTTATGTATGAGGTCAGTGATTTTGTGTTAATGACATTATGAACATAAAGAAACCAAATGCTACGAATAGTGTAAGTATAAGAAGCATAAAAAAAGGAGTTCTTGTGGAACTCCTCTATTTATTATTAAAGGGCATTTCCGCGAGGGAGAACCTCTTCTGGGAACACAAAGTTCTCGTGAGGTTGATCTACAGGTGCCATCCACGCTCGAAGTCCTTCATTAAGAAGAATATTCTTCGTATAGAAAGTCTCAAATTCGGGATCCTCTGCCGCACGAATCTCCTGAGAAACAAAATCGTAAGCACGAAGATTAAGGGCAAGACCAATAATACCGATACTGGAGGTCCAGAGACCCATAACAGGCACAAACAACATAAAGAAATGAAGCCAACGCTTGTTACTAAAAGCAATACCAAAAATCTGAGACCAGAATCTATTAGCAGTGACCATAGAGTAGGTCTCTTCCTCTTGTGTTGGTTCAAATGCCTTGAAAGTGTTTGCTTGGTCACCGTCTTCAAATAGAGTGTTTTCAACTGTTGCCCCGTGAATCGCACAGAGCAGTGCTCCCCCAAGAATACCTGCGACACCCATCATATGGAAGGGGTTGAGAGTCCAGTTGTGGAAACCCTGAAGGAATAGAAGGAACCTGAAGATTGCAGCAACACCAAATGAAGGTGCAAAGAACCAACTGGATTGTCCCAGTGGATACATCAAGAATACAGAAACAAATACTGCAATAGGACCAGAGAATGCGATTGCGTTGTAAGGGCGAATACCGACCAGTCGTGCAATCTCAAACTGTCGAAGCATAAATCCAATCAGAGCGAAAGATCCGTGGAGCGCCACAAAAGTCCAGAGTCCCCCAAGTTGGAACCACCTGATGATATCCCCTTGAGACTCAGGACCCCAAAGTAGAAGAAGAGAATGACCCATAGAATCTGCAGGCGTTGACACAGCAGCCGTAAGGAAATTAGCGCCTTCAAGGTAACTAGACGCCAACCCGTGGGTGTACCAACTTGTAACAAACGTTGTGCCAGTAAGCCAGCCACCAAGGGCAAGATAAGCAGTGGGAAAAAGTAGTAATCCAGACCAACCCACAAATACAAAGCGATCTCGTTTAAGCCAGTCATCCAAGACATCAAACCATCCTCGCTGGTTAATTGGTTGTGAAAGTGTTGAAGAAGTCATAACCTCCTATGTATTTCTCATATTTATCTTAACATTCCTTAACAAAGAGGTCAATAGAGATTTCTACCTATCCCCAATAAATTACTCCAAGAGTGAATAAAACAAACACAAGAACTGTGAATACCATCATACCTACACCTGCCCAGATTACCCAGGGTTCCATAGGATGATGTTGATTATTATGAGACATATTATTGGTGCTTTTGTAGGTATTTAATCATTTCTTCTAAAAGATTTGGATTGTCTCCAACTTGACCCAGAACCATATTACAATTTCTACAAAGTAATTGCCTAACTTTACCTGTATTATGGTCGTGGTCTACGCATAATTTCTTCCATTTACCATCACCTTCACCTTTACAAATAGCACAAACTCCATTCTGGTTTTTATACATTTCCTGATGTTCTTGAAGGGTTATACCATAGTTTCTCTTCAAGTCATTATTTCTCGTGCGTTCTGGATTTGCTTGATGCCGTGCTTTTACTCTTGTTTTATCACATTCTTTACAAGCAGAGTGCCTCCTACCAGTTTTCTTATCACGCATATAAAACTCTAGAATGTTCTTTTCAACACCGCAAGTCATACAGGTTCTATACAAGTCGGAGTATAGTTTAGTCATTTCGTGTTTTCTTTCGTGCTTAATTATTTATAAAAAAAGGAACTCCAAAGAGTTCCCCTTTATTATATCACCCGATGGTCGGTGCAGTCAAGGCAACAGGAGTTGCTTCAACAGATGCAAGGTCCAAAGGAAAATTATGGGCATTCTTTTATTCCTTTGGTTGTCTGGTATTACTACCAGGATTGGACTATATCATCACCATTTCTGGTGTCGGACGCTTAAACCTGTTATTAAGGAAACTCTATTCCTCAGGTAGTCTCTGAACCTTTCCAGAGTGTACTCTGGACTTGGATGCTGATTGCCCTCTTGGGGTTTCCAGCAATTCATCCGATTTAAAGAGCGCAACACCCAAATCTACGCTCGTGCATCACTTCCATTCCGAGACCTGCTCGGTTGAGTACATCAGCCCAGGTATTAATTACCTTTCCTTCAGAACTCATAATGGACTGGTTGAAGTTGAAACCGTTACTCTGTTTCCTTAAATTTACCATCTTTAAGGCGAGGACTATATCTTCATCCATTTAGGATGTTGGGCGCTATTGGTGTATTACATCTCACGCTTGAGAAACCACCTAGTCTCTGAACCTTTCCAAGAAGCGTCTTGGACTTGGCTGCTGATTACCCATTTATGGAGGGCTTCCAGCAATTCACCCAAAGTTTACCGTCAAATTGCTAGGACGGGACCCCGACGATTGAGGTTAAAAGCCATCGTAGAAACACCAAGAGCAGTGAACCAGATGCCTACAACGGGCCACGCCGCTAAAAAGAAGTGGAGTGAACGTGAGTTATTGAAGGAAGCATATTGGAAAATAAGGCGACCAAAATAACCGTGTGCAGCAACGATGTTATATGTCTCTTCTTCTTGACCAAACTTGTAACCATAGTTCTGAGACTCATTCTCAGTGGTTTCACGAACCAGTGAAGAAGTCACCAACGAACCGTGCATAGCACTGAACAGAGAACCACCAAAGACACCAGCAACTCCAAGCATATGGAAGGGGTGCATCAGGATGTTGTGCTCTGCCTGGAACACAAGCATATAGTTGAACGTACCAGAGATACCCAAAGGCATCGCATCAGAGAAAGAACCTTGACCGAAAGGATAGACCAAGAATACAGCAGATGCAGCAGCAACAGGTGCGCTGTAAGCAACCATAATCCAAGGACGCATACCAAGACGGTAGGAAAGTTCCCACTCACGACCCATATAGCAGTAGATACCAATCAGGAAGTGGAACACAACCAGTTGGAAAGGACCACCATTGTACAACCATTCATCAAGAGAAGCGGCTTCCCAGATGGGATAGAAGTGAAGTCCGATAGCATTTGAACTTGGAACAACAGCACCAGAGATGATATTGTTTCCGTACATTAGAGAACCAGCAACTGGTTCACGAATCCCGTCGCAACTTCATATAAACAACCATATCATAAGACTTAGGTTATTTCAGATTACTCTGTGAAGTGTGGACTATATCTTCACCCTTCATAGAAGGGGCTGGGCACTTAAACCTGTCATTAAGGGGACTGAACCTCTCAGGTAGTCTCTGAACCTTCCTCAAGTGTACTTGAGGCTTGGCTGCTGATTACCTTTCGGTTTCCAGCAATTCACCCAGTTTCGTCAATACTCTTACGAGTAAGGGACACCGATTAGTTAATGTCTACAGGAGGAGCACCGATAAATGCGATGATGAAACAAGTAGCAGCAGCAAGCAGCGTTGGAATCATCAGAACACCGAACCAACCAACATAAAGACGGTTATCGGTTGAAGTTACCCACTGGCAAAATTGTTCCCAGAGGTTTTCGCCAGAACGGCGTGAAGCGATTGAAGCAGTCATATTTGAAAAAGGGTTAAGTAAGAGTTCGTGGGGACGAACATGGTTCAATATTTCTTCTCACCCCTAGAGAAGATATGAGAGACGTAATTTATACACCCCATAGGTCTCGGTTAATGGGTGTTTAACAATGTTAAGAATTGTGTGAATTTCTTAACATTTGTTTACCTATTTATCATAACACCGACCTCTGAGGGTGTCAAGGGGGTTCAAAAATATTTTTTTATTTTGCCATATCATTTGCACATTGTACTCTTTGGCCATCAGCAAGAACATAATGAAAAAAGATTTGGTGATAATAAAGACCTTCTTTCTCTACTCTTTTACCATACCAAGTTCTTGTATGTTCAGTATGCATTGGTTCTCTCCAATGAGGTCTTTCACATCCTTTATAAACCATCCCATCGCCAGCATTTAGAATCACTGAACGATTTTCACCTCTTTGAGTAATTAAAGTTTTTTTCTTATCTGCATAAGTATCTGGAGTTTTAATCCAAATCGGCCAAGGAGTTTTAAGATTAGAACTGATATGAACAGTTACTGAAATCTCACAAGCATCACGATCTGCGTGTCTTGTTAGTGCTTGTCCTGGAAAATAAAAACGGTCGTAATAATAAGTCTTATACAATTTTCTTCCAAGTTCTTTTTCCAACTTTAAACGAATACTAGAATGAATTGACCGATATTGTGGATGCCAATAACAAGCGAGAGAACCTTCTACTTGCTGTTCAACTTCAGTATAAGTAAATTGATCTAATCCTTTACCCCAATAATTTATTTGTCCTCTTTCTTCCGGAACTGACCGATAAAGTTCTTGGGAATCCCATAGATTTTTAATCACAAGATATCCATTTTTTTCAAAAAACTCATTACGAGTCCAAGAAGTTCCAGTATTCAATCTTTCTTGGAAGAAGAGTTGCTCTTCTGTCATTTGTTCTACCATATTATTTCCACCTTGGACCTACAACCCAACCAACAAGAGACTTACGAACTCCTTTGGTAACCTTTAAAACTCTATGTTGAGTTCTAGAGTCAAAAACAATCACAGTTCCTCTTTTTCTTGGAGCAAAATAAGACTTACCATCCTCTGCAAGAAGTTGAAGATTTCCACCCTCATAATCGTCAGGATCTGAAAGTTGAACGACAAATGAAAGTTTTCGTACAAGTTCAAGATTTTCATTCAAATAATCTTGTGCCCTTCCTTCGTGATGATTACCAACACTTACTGGTTTATAATGACAAGAAATACCAGCATCATTGTGCCAACTATAAAATTCACCAACTCCATATTGAGTGAATTGCATAGATTCACCGTCAATATTTCGTATATCGTAAAGAAAATTCTCACGATTTGCTCTTTCAATATAATGCCACACAAACCCTGCAGTCCAATGATGCGTTGGGACCCAGGCATTTTTTGAATTTCTCTTATCACGATTGAGAGAATCTCCCATCAGTCTGGAGTCTCCCATTTGTTCTTGAAACTTATCTGTTAAATCTTCTTCTATTGTTTCTATGATTTTTTCAGGAATATCTGAAAAATACCAAATTGATTGAAATGCCAAATCAATCTCCTATAATCTATTCATCACTCATTATATATTATTCTTACAAGAATCTCAAGTTTGTTCTTTCAATTTCCATTCTTGAGTTTCTTCATTCCACTCATAATAACTTCCAGTCTCTCTTTGTTCTTCAGTAAGTTCTGGTTCTGGAATTGGAGATTCCCATTCAAAAGTTTCAGTATTTAAAGTCCAGGATGGATATGGTTGGGCATTTAAAAATACATCATATTGATTATTATAAACCATTCCAGGACCAGCATAACGAAATCTAAACTTATTATTATATGAGGTTTGCAACCAGTTTGTTAATGGTCCGTGAACTGATTTGAGGTATTGTATCCCCATTTCTTCACTTTCATTTCCATTTTCGTCAAGAATATCTTCGTTTCTTACAACATCAACCCTTAAAACAACATTATCAATACCAATCTGTGCAAAGTGTGCCATATATTATCTCCTTATTCTGGATATTGAATAATAACGATTCCTGGTCCTCCATTTCCCCCAGCACTTCCTGCTCCACCTCCACCACCACCGGTATTAGTAGTTCCAGGAGTAGCAGCAGAAGTACCAGGTGAAGATGGTGGTGCTCCACCAGTGCCACCTCCTCCTGCTCCACCAGCACCACCAGGAGAAGGAGATGTAGTGCCTCCCACCCAATAAGTTCCCCCAGAACCACCACCACCAGCAAAATATCTATATTGTGCAGTTGGAGTTAGTGGTCCAGGAGTTCCATATGCAGATGGCGACAATACAGAATACCAACCAGGACCACCAGCAACTCCTGGATAAGGTGCAGCTCCTGAACCTGGTCCATTTAATCCAACACCACCAGCACCTCCTCCACCTCCAGCATTTCTAATTCCTGGAGTAACTGTTCCATTACCTCCACTGTTTCCTTGAATACCGGGTGAAGGACTTGCTGCACCTCCGGGTATTCCTGGTCCTATTGTGCTAGAACCACCACCAGAACCGCCAGAACCACCAGTTCCAGGTACAGATGCGCCACCTCCACCACCTGCAGCAATAATTTGTGATGGACCAGGAAATCCTATCGTAGTGGGACTTCCATTTCTCGGGGAATTAGTAGTAACTCCACCAGTTCCAATGCCAATAGGATAAGTACCAACACCAACTGGCATTTGTTCTCCAACTTGTACAGAATATCCAGGATTCCAAGAATATGCTTCTGGAATTAATGTTGGAGTTGTTGTTGAAGTGTGGATAGATGATACAAAACCACCACCACCTCCACCACCACCTGCTCCCGCAGTTGCTGGATTTATATCTCCACCAGCACCTCCACCACCAACAGCAAAATAATCAATCCACTGAAGTGTTGGGTCAGTAATAGTAAAATTACCAGGAGAAGTAAAAATATGTCTCCATACACCAGGATGTTCTGGATGAGTGTTTGGTTCTATTGTCCCTCCAGTTGCTCTTTGATATGCTGCAGTTTTTTTGTATCTTATACAAACAATTCCAGAACCGCCAGCAGTTCCACCAGGATTTCCACCATAACCAGAATTTGTTGGTGTAGTTCTCGGTGATGGAGATGGAAATCCAGGTCCACCAGCAGCATAACCACCCAGACTAATAAGTGGTTGCCAAGTTGGATAAACAGGAGCAGGTATTGCTTTTCCAACAATAGTTGCTGGAAAATTTTGGTCAATTCTCCCAGGACCTCCTAAACCACCTACTGCCGGTGGTCCAGATCCAACATTTCCAACTCCACCAGCGCCACCACCACCGCCTGATCCAGCGAAGGATCCTCCCCCAGAACCACCAGCATATCCTTGTCTTGGAACTGTTGATGGTGTATTTCCAATAGAACCTGAACCAAATGGAGATGATCCGCCTCCACCCGATCCGCCAGATGCACCAGGACCACCTGGAGATGCACCACCACCGCCGCCAGCAGCGGCAGTGAGTCCAAAAGCACTTGAAGGATTTCCGCTTCTAATAATTGCCGGTGGTCCAGGAGTAGTAACTCCACCACCACCAACAGTAACTGGATAACTCGAAATACTAACTGAAGTTGTTCCAAATAACATTCCGCCAGCACCGCCACCTCCCCCTCCAGTAGCGGTCGTTCCACCACCCCCAGCAACAATCAAATAATCAACACTATTAATGGCTGCTGGTGGGCGATTAACCGTAAAAGTTCCACTACCAGTAAATATGTGGTAAATGTACCCATCACCACCATCAATAATTGTTCCACCAGTTGCATAAGCACCTGTGCCAGGAGAGTTTTCAAAAGTATAAAACTCTCTATTTTTCCCACTTACATTATATCTGGTTGCTGGTGGTCCCGGTGACCAATTCTTTGCACCAAAAGAATTTGCACTTTTTCCCGCCATACTTCTTATGCCTCCTTATCGCCAAGAATTAAAACATTAACAGCGTCTATAGTGCTTGAGTTATAAACCTGAATAGTATCATTATTACTTGATAATGTAATAGGATATGCAAGTTCAAAGAAATAAGTATCTGTTGGTTGAACTGAAAGTTGTGCTAATTGATTATCAGAACTTGCGGTTCCAACAGAACCACCAGAGTTTGGAACAATATGAACTTTAACTGTGCTTTGATTAAGAGTATCAATATTGTGAAGAATTACTGAACGAATATAACAAGTCTTTGCAGATCCTACTGTCAAAACAGTCGCAGTAGTTCCGAGTGCAACTCTTGTGACCGTCCCTAATCCTACCTTTGCAAGTGCCATTATATCTTTATAGTTTTTGAATATTTATGCGAATAACATCACTTCTAAAAGATCTATTGATGCTTCCCCACCACCACCAGTTCCCGCACTTCCAGCAATACCTTGAAGTCCTTGAGTACCTTGATTACTTAAACCTTGAAGTCCTTGAGCACCTTGATTACTTAATCCCTGAAGTCCTTGAGTGCCTTGAAGTCCTTGAGAACCTATAGTTCCTTGAAGTCCTTGAGAACCTAAAGTTCCTTGAAGTCCTTGAGTGCCTTGAAGACCAGCCGCATAAGGAGTTGTCCAAGAAACCCCAGATCCAGTGGAAATAAGAATAGAACCAGCAACACCAACAGTATTAAATTTATCTTTAAGACCGCCAGATAATTCTAATGTGCCACTAAAGGTAGAAACTCCAGAAATATTAAGTTGCAGAACACTTAAAGTACTATCAGTGACTTGCATACCTCCAGCAGCAAGTCTAACTCCATTGGGAATTTGAGTGCTTCCAATACCAACACCATAGTTAAATATCCAAGCATCAGTATTCAGTCCAGTAAAAGTACCAGACTTAATCCACATAATTTGCTTATATGTGGATGGAATGTCGTCAGTACCAACACCAGCATTGATATTAATTAATGGACTTCCTTCGGTCGAAGCAACCGCAATACCACCATGATTTGCTGTTGTATCATTAGAAATATCAACACCACCGGCAGTCGTAGCAAGACCAACAACAATATCCTTATCTTTTACTGTTAATGTATTAGCAGCAACAATAAAACTTGTTCCACCGATCGTAACATTACCACCAACATAAAGATTAGTACCATCAAAGGTTAAGTTTCCAGAACCAGTAGGATTATTAGAAGCATCTTTATAAACAACTTGATTAGCAGATCCTGCTACTGGACCAGCAACACCCTGAACACCTTGAGAACCTTGAGAACCTAATGTTCCTTGAAGTCCTTGAGTACCTTGGAGACCTTGAGTACCTTGGAGACCTTGAGAACCTAATGTTCCTTGAAGTCCTTGAGTACCTTGGAGACCTTGAGAACCTATAGTTCCTTGAGAACCTTGAGAACCTAATGTTCCTTGAAGTCCTTGAGTACCTTGGAGACCTTGAGAACCTATAGTTCCTTGAAGTCCTTGAGTACCTTGAGAACCTTGGGATCCTGTACCTTGAGAACCACCCCCTTCAATATAAATTGTTCCAATACCAGAACTTAAAGTTATTGTAGATATCCCACTTCCTCGAAAATCTAAAACAGTAGCGCCATATCCAACATTTCCACCAACCGTATTAAGTCCAACTCCAGCAACAGAAACAATATTTGTTAATTGACTTCCATCGCCACGATAAGATGTAGCAGAAATAATTCCAACAACGTGGAGTTTTTCTGTTGGTCGCGTTGTACCTATACCAACGTTACTATTAAAAAGTATTAAATCACTTCCAAAACCTATCCTATTCTTAGACATTTTTGCTTACTTTTTTCTATTTATTTTAATATCACAATGATATTGCTTGAGAGACAACCTTGATTGTTGATGAAGAAGAACTTCCCATTAAGACTCGCAAAGAAACATTACCACCACTAATCAAAGCATCAAACGTTCCCAAATAATCATTCGTAGAAATAGAAGCATACTCAACAATATTTACAACAGATCCATTATGAATTAATAATATATCAGATGTTTGATAATCAGATCCTTGAGTAATTTGAATTTGTAATTTTGCAGAACGATATTGTGTTGCAGAAAAAGAATAAATTTGCGTTGGAGATGAAGAACCGAACGTAATAGTGTTAGTATCAAAATTAGCAACACTATCAACATCCAGAGAAGTTACTGTAGCAACCCCAACAGACATCCCCAAAGAAGAAGAATTTCCAAGTTGAAGAGTATCATTAAGATCTTGTGATCCAGCACCAACAGAAACAAATTCAAACTTACCAATACTATGATTATATTTTAAAAATTTATTATTATATGCACTTGCATTTGTCGCAATACCAACAATATCATCAAGATACTTAAGTTGAGTTTCACCCCCTCCACCAATCGTTGCAAGTTGTTGCTGAATGCGATTAAGGAATAAACGATAATGCTGATTAAGTTGATCTAAAGTAACAAAGTTTTGATCTAAAGGAGTTAATGGATCTTCATTTTTTGTTGAAGGTGGTTCAACAATAATATTTTCAGAAAGAATTTCTTTTTCATTAAACTTTTCAAAAATTTCTTCAAGATACTTAATTTTTTTAGTAAGTTCGTGATTTTTCTCTTCAAGTTTTTCTATCTGTAACTTAGAAATTACATCACGGACTTCTTCTTGAATATTTTCAATATATTCATTTTGTGATTTAATATGACTTTCATTACGGACAATTTCAACTTCTAAATCAATTACTTTCTTACTTAATTTTTCTTTATGCTCCTCTACATTTTTTAATTCTACATTAACTCTCGATTGAAGATCTTGAACATCTTCAATATTTTTAGATATTTTTCTTTCTGTATCGGAATTAAGTACCTCTACGGAATTTACTACTTCTAAGACCTCATTTATAGTTGTGTCTAATTTTTCATCAAATTCATTTAATTTTGACTCTGTTTTCTTTTCGGTTTCAACAATAAATCTTTTATACTTTGGAATCTCTTGTTCCTTAAGTTCAATAAACTTTTCATCTATTTCTTCAATTGAATCTTGAAATATACCGATTTTTTTATCAACTTTATCATCAAGATATTGAATAGATTCTTGAACTTTTTCGTCAAAATTTATAAGAGCTTTATCTAACTTTTGATTAAACTCATCCAGACTAACTTCAGTTTTCCTTTCATTCTCTACGATAAAACCTTTGTACTTAGGAATCTCTTGTTCCTTAAGTTGCAGAACTGCTTCATCAAGTTTTTTGAAATCTTCTACAATTCCAGAAAGACTATTCTCATTAATACCTTGAAGACTTTCAGTAAGTTTCTGATACTTATTATCAACAAATTCCCCAATACCTTCGAGTGTTGAATTGACATTTGACTCCAACTCTTCATACCGATCATTAGTACGAAGTTCAGAATCAATAACTAACTTCTTGTATTTTGGTACTTCAACTTCAAGAAATTCACTTACAGACTCAGTAAGTCCAGCAACATCTAAACGAATTTCTGTGAGATTTTTTTCATTAATTCCCTTAACTTTATTTTGAAGATCTTGAATACTCTGCTCAACCACAAGAAGTTGAGACATAATTGCACGATCTAAATCTTCTTTTTTAAGAAGATTTTGGATCTCATTTTGAATATCTTCTACTTTTTCTGAAAGAAAATTAACTCTTTCAATATTAACGCGATAGTTGTCTAGAGTTTCAGAAAACTCTGAAAGAACTTCAATCTTGCTTAAGTTATTTTTAAAAGACTGAAAAGCATCAGAAAAAGTATTCAATTCAGGCAATTTTACTGCTTCTTGAATTGAATTATCTACAGAGGGAATGTCCTTCTTAAAATATTCTGAAGGTTTTTTAAGCACCACTATTACAACAACCTAGATATGAAAGTATTTATTATACACCAAAACCCTAAATAATTGAAATTGCTTACCCTCCCATATGCCAAGGGAATGGAATACTCCTATCAGAGAGCCCTGGAATGCTCCAATACATAATATCCTTAAAGCAATAGATAATCATACTCAAGAATACTTTAGGAGTGGGGATAAATGGCATCTAGAAAAAGCAGATATGTTAAGAAAATATTTACAAGAACTTAAAACGTGGATTCATATCTCTGAAGGACGATGAAATTAACACTTATCATTGGATTGTTGGTTATGAGACTAATCACCAACGAAGGAGTATTCAATGAAGGAAGAAGACCTCAACCAAAAAGACAATTCCCAGAAATCATCAGATTCATTAGACGACCCGCCAAAAGAGGTAGGAAAAAAGCACGGTTCATTATTAAATAAACTTATATTTGTAATATGTTGTTCTGTAATTGGATTTGTTGGTATTAACTTTGTTTCTTGCAACTTTATGATTCCGGGAACTATAAACAAAGCAAATGTAAAAGGAGAATTAAAAAACCCTCCTCCTTTAGATTGCAAAGAATCTGAAAGAAGAGGATATGAAACTTTACTGACTATTCTTACTACAGTAATTGCACTAAGAACAAGAGTAGAAGATAGTGATTAAGAATTCCAGAGTTTACCTTCAGCAACTCTTCTGCGAGCAAGTCCTTTCTCTACATTAGTTCCGGGATTGCGATAAAGATATAATACATCAGGAACTTTAGACCATTCTTTATTTTTCAGACATTTAGTAATAGTATTAAAGTTAGAACCGCCGTAAAAACCGGCACCAAGATTATAAGCAAAGCTGAGCAAAGCGCCTCTTTTTCCATCTGACATTTCATTCCAATGTGGGATTTTTTGTAGTGAAGGAAGAAATCTTTGCTCAAGGTCAAACAATAGTAGTTTATCTGCATACTCTTGGGTGATTTTTCTTCCAAGTTTAAACGATTGTCCATTAAAATCTTTGGTAGAACCCCAACCAATTGTGATTGGGAGTGAACCAGTCAATGGATCTGGATAGGCATTTAAATGACATCCCTCAAATTCTCTAATTAAATCAACACCACATTGAGGGATTTTTGATTGTAGTGCTGATTCTACTTTTTTACATCAAATATTCTACCCCAACCATCTTTTCCACTAGGACACCATCTACGAGTAAGTTCACTACGCTTATATACTGCACCCTTACCATTAGTTACTGCACCAGTATAACCATCGTTGAGTGATCCATAAGGATCATTTACTACATAATCTCCACTAGGAGTTTTACCAATCACAACTACCATGTGTCCTCCCGTGGGGTTAGATAAAGGACCCCGATGAAGAATACCAATAACAACAGGTCTACCAGCGGCAAGCTCTCTATCAAGATCAGCAAAAGTAAGGCTGTAGGAAAAACTGGATTTAATACCATATGTTGCAAGAACCTTGGTCTGAACCAAGTGATCAGTTGTGTCACCGATCGAGAAAACTTTTTGTACATAGGCATCATCGCCTTTAGATCCTTTTAGTGTACCAGGTTTGAAATACTCAAGGCACATCGCACAAGCAGATGAGTTGCAAGTTCTATTTGCATCTCTATAGTTATCTGTTTGTGGATAGAAAGGAACTGGTAAAATAGTTGCTTGGGGTTTGTCTTCTTTAGTTCTAAAAATTCTAACCCAGTTAGCATCATCTTGTATCAATTCTTGAGATTTTAAAAGCAAATCTTTTTCAAACTGTTCTACTGCAGCAACATGCTTTGGATTTTTCTCATCGTAGAATTTAAAAAAGTTATGAAGATCTATAAGCATTATAGTACCCAAACCAGATAAAATTATTTATTAAAAAAGGAGGGTTAATTCCCTCCTCATTTCAATATTAACTTTTCAAATAAGAAAGAATAGTCTCTGGATTAGTTACTTCATAAGGATCAGTATCTGCATTATCACGTTTTCCTGCTTCAACAAAAAGTTTTTCAATAATGCCATTATCTACAACTGCAGCATAACGCCAAGACCTTTCACCAAAACCAAGATTAGATTTAGTAACAAGCATCCCCATAGATCGCGTAAAATACGCATTACCATCAGGAATAAGTTTTACCTTTTCAATTCCTTGGTCTTTTGCCCATGCATTCATCACAAACCCATCATTAACAGAGATGCAGTAAATAGCGTCGATGCCGTTACCAATAAAGTCGTCGTATTTCTCTTCGAATCCAGGTAGCTGATAGGCACTGCAAGTAGGAGTGAAAGCACCAGGCAGACTAAAAATGACCACACGCTTCCCATCGAAAAGTTCTTTTGATGTACGATTTACAAATTTACCATTCTCACGAAATACAAATTCCACCTGGGGAATTTCATATCCTTCTGCTCTCATAGAAACCTCCATCAAAATACACCAGGAATAATTTGACCGGTAACAAGGTAAGAACCAACGGCTGCAACGAAACCAATCATTGCGAACCAACCATTAATACGTTCTGCTTTTTCGGTAAAAATTTTCTTCATTTGTTTTCTCCTTAATTAATTTACTTTAGAATAGATAGATGTTTCACCATAATCACGGTGAATTTTATAACCAACAACTGCACCCTTAGTATTCATAAGTGCAGGCATAAAAACAATTGTGAAGAATACTGCTGGTGCTCCAATGAATAGAGCAGCAACAATCACATAATAAGTCAGTAGTTCAACTAGAGAGTGTTCCATTATAAGGGTGTTGTTGTTTAAGTTCAGGATTTGGTTGTGAAGGAATAACTGGGTTCCTTGATTTATTTTTAATTACGATAAAGGCATCGTTTTGATAAGATACTGTCCCAAATGGTTTTGCCCATTTTGGATTTGCAGTTGGGCTAGTAGCAGTTCCTGTGACTGCTACTCCACCAATTTCAACTGAGATGTCATCATTTTTATCCCATCCAAGTGTTTCGAGGGCAAGAGCGAATTGCCCCAACATTCCAGCACTCACAGGTTCTCTTCCTGTTCAGTCAAGATGACACAATCGCTGATGGGGTAAGCGACGCAGGTAAGAACCCATCCTTCTGCCATTTGTTCATCATCAAGGAATGATTGCTCCTCGTTATCAACTGTGCCGCTAATCAGTTTACCAGCACAGGCAGAGCAAGCACCAGCACGACAAGACGAAGGAAGGTCTACGCCAGCAAATTCAGCGGCGTCAAGAATATATTGATCATCAGGGCACTCAATGGTAGTTTCAGTGCCATCAGGGGATTGAAGGGTAACGTTATAGGTTGCCATTAGTAAGTTTCACAAAGTTTTTCTACAGATGCTGCCAACAATACGAAGAAGGCAACAGATGTTATTGTAAGGAAAAGTGAAGTCATTGTCAATCAATTATCAGAAGATTCCGAAGAAGAAGTTGCCAGTGATAGCATAAGAAATGACCCCAGCAACAAAACCGACCATAGCCCAACGTCCATTGGTGCGCTCCTTTACTTCATTGGGAGACAGCATCCCATAGTTTTCATAGTACATTGCAGGCTCTTTTGCCCACATATTTTGCTGTCCATGCTCATTAGTCGTTACAGTCATTATGATTTGTAAAGATTTACAACAATAGTATATATGAAAAAAGAGGGTCTGTCAAGACCCTCTTAATGTTTTGTTTAGATTTGCTGACTCATCAGAACTTGAATGTGGTCTGGATTACACCGCCCCAATTAGAGGAGTTATTTACAAGACGCTGATTGTCGCTTGCATAGAAGATTGCAGGAGTGACACTAATATTGTCAGATACTTGATACTTGTAGAAGAATTCAAGCATCGTTGCTTTCTCAAGATCTTCACCAGTAGGTGCCTGACCGATAGCAACACCAGCAGAGTTACCATCAACAAATACATCTTCCCACTGAAGACCAGCAAACCAAGACTGACTATTGGTAGCATCGCTGGGAGTACCACTTACAGTATTCCATCCATAACCAGCAGAGATGGAAGGTGCCCAACCAGATTGGGTAGGTTGCCAGTATGCGTTGATAGCATAACCGTTAGAGGTTTGACCAGGAACCAGAGCACCAGAAGCACCGTTCAGACCGTTGTAGGTACGAACACGGGTGCCTTCAGTACCATAACGGTAACCAAATGCAGCACCCCAGTTAGTACCACGATATCCAATTTGTGCCAGAGTGTTGAGAGCACCAGAGCGATCAAACTCACCGGTTGCACTATCGCTACCGTTTTGGGCAACATAGTTTACACCAGCAACAAGACCTTTTTTGCCGTACTGAACACCGAAACCAGAACCAGTTGCTTTGTTATAAACACCAGGGGTACCAGCAACTTGGAAAAAGTCAAGAATGTTGGACTTGTAAGCAGTAGGCAACCAAGCAATCTCGGTATTGCGAACAAGAGCACCAGCAGTAATAGTAGTGGTGTTATTGAACGCAGGGAATGAATAGTAGAGACGGTCGATAACTACATTGTTACCAACTTCACTGGAAGTGTTGTCTGCTTTATCCAGTTTGAAAATTGAAGAACTGGAACCGAAAGGATTGCTACTGAAGTTAGCAGAACGCAGACGAGTGCGAAGCAGATCCTTACCAGTGAATGAAGTATCCAGGTTCAGACGCAGATCGTAGTTGAATGCAGTGCGAGTTGAATCACCATCTTTGGTTAGATAATCATCAACACCACCGATTACGAAGTTTGCTTCACCACGAAGTTTGGTAGTGGTGGAAAACTGTTGTGCTTCAAGTGTAGTAACTTGTGCTTCCAGTTTGTCTACACGACCACGAAGAACAGCAAGTTCTTGTGCAAATTCTGCTTGAAGACGCTTCAGTTCATCGGTAACTTCAGTCACACGATCAAGGCAAGCATTCAGAAGTGCTGCTGCCTCATAACGGGTCATTGCCTTACCACCATCAAAGGTGCCGTTAGGATAACCAGCAACGCAACCATAACGCTCTACGAGGTTGCTGAGTGCCTGATATGCCCAATCGGTAGGACGGACATCAGAGAATTGAGTAACGCTTGTAACCTGCTCAGAAGAGTATTGGTTGACTGCTGCCATATTAAGGTCTGCGGCATTCGCAGCAACAGGAGCAACCATTCCCAGAGCAACAGGTGCAAGCATCAGTTGTTTGAGTTTCATAAAAATTTGTTTTTAGTACTAAACGACAGTTGTGTAACTTTGCAAATAGTTGCGGCATCGTCACATCACGGTATTTATCTTAACAGTTTCTTTGGGATCATGTCAAGTATTTTGATGTACCGAAGAGTTTTCAGTTATTCTACCAAGATAAGGATCATAATTCATATAATCTTTAATATCAATTTGAGCACCTTGCTGTTGCCAATAATTCAACAATGCATCATGAGGTGCTTTATGAAAGATTCCAAGGTGTTCCGGATGAATCGCAGAACCCATTTCAAGATTGTAAAGAAAAAGAGGAATAGTGTAAGTTTTACCAGTTTCTAGGATAGTATCCTCTGATACTGCTCGTGGTTTTACACCATTATCAAGTTTATACTTATCTCCACGAATATGGTGTTTCATCATTTTTGCAGCATGATGGCGACTAATCAAATAAATTGCTGCAGAAAAATCATTAATAAACTTTAAATGCAATTTAACATGAATATCTCCAGTACAAATTGTAGTTAATTGAACACAATCCCAATCGTAAGGAACTTCAGCAAAAAAATCCGTCCAGGTAAAATTCCAATATTTTACAATATTAAAATTAACATCATCCTCAAGAATCAGACAATAATCATCCGTACTGTTCTCATAAAAATGTTTAATTGCTTTAAGATGTGACATACAACATCCCAATTCATTTTGAGAAACATTATCCGGAATCCTTCCCTTAAGATGAAGAGATACATCATCATCTCTCCCATCATACCCAGAGATACGAATATGATTTTCAATTTCCCAATACTTAAATTGATTTTCCATATACTCCCGACGATGAGTATCTGCATCCAGATTAATCCAGTAAATATATGGAATACCTTTAAGTTTATATACTGATTTGTTTTTGTCCATCATTCAAAATACTTCACTAGTTTTTCCCTATCACCTTTAATATAAGAAATACATTCTTTCAAATCTTCAGGAAGACTATTCCAAAGATTTGCCATCTCTTGTCCAGCAGTTTCTTTGTTATAATTTGTTCCTTTTGCATGTTGAATTTGATGACGATAATCTCTAATTACAGGTCTACTCATAATAAATGAAATTCCATTCATCACAAGATCCCATCCCCATCCCATTTTCATTGTTTCTGGTGTCATAATTTTCAGAAGATCTCTCTTATAAAAATCATTAATTACATCTTTATGAATAAACCAAACTGTTTCATCAGTGCAAGCAACCATTTTAATATTAGAATCTTCTGATTGCAATCCATCAATATCTGTTTGATCTGGAGTATACCAAACATTAGTTACATCTGGAGCATAAACACCCCACTCATAAAGATTATAATACTTTCTTGCGTCATTTACTAGACCTTTCCAGTCGGCATATTCAGTATCTCCTTGAATATGAAGAAGAACTTTTTTATCATCCTTAAAGAGTTTAAGTGCTTCAGTAAACTGAGAAGTGAAATATGCAGAATCTCCCAAATCAATCCAACCTTCTCTAGTGTTATTATCATCACTATTGATGACCGTAACATCTTCAAAAATTTCTTTAAGTGCATCTTCAATTGCGCAAGTTTTTTCAAACTGACGATTCCAATTGAAGATAAAGGGTTGAATATCCTTTACTCTGATCTGAGGAAATCTTTCCAAATACCCTCTACTATTAAAATCTGCATGATCTCCATGATCATTTTTACTATGCAGATCCTGATATAGAATTTCTACATAAGGATTTAAAATGCGTGAATAGTTGGTAATATTAGAAGACTTTCCGATGATAGTTTTGCACATTGACAAAGTAGTTGCATCAACCAAAACTTCATCTCCAGCCAAAATTCTCTCTGGACTATTTGGTTGCGCTTGAATAGAATAATGCAACCCAGCAGTACTCATTGTACGCTGATGATCATAATAATGAATTGTAATATCTGGAAAATAATTTTTAAATTCATCAATCACATTTGTTTGGTCTGTAGTTAGAAAGATGCAATCATAACTTCCAGACTCAAATTCTTTTTTTGTTGCGTTCAAATAATTTTCAATTGCAACAAACTCAGTATGCCCAACACCATCAGTTCCCCGATAATGGACACCTAAAGCGTTTGCATATTTCTCCGAAGGAATTGAATCAACAATTGATTGCATTCTATTGTTATATGGAATATATTTCCTATACTTACTCAGATCAAAATCTCTAAACGATGCCCAAGGATAATCACAATCCCATCCATCTTGTGCATTAAATTGTTTCAATGAGTCATCAGAAACCCTCGATTCATCAAACCAATTAGAGGGATTTCCATAAAGCATAAACATAGATGGAGAAACACAAACTTGATTTAGATCAACTCCTTTCTTTTCTAGAGTTCTAAAACTAGTCAATATAGTAAGATAATTTGAAAGAAATCCTCTATGCATTCCCTCCATCAATCGAATTTCAAAACTCATTTCAATCTCCCTTAATTATACGATAACTATCTTCATCAAAATGCTCTGTAGAAAACTCAAAAAGTTCAGTATCTTGAAGAGCGATCATTTGATGCCTAAGACCACGATATACATGAAAACTATCTCCAGGTAGAAGAATTTTTTCAAACATAGGATCATCAGACTCCGAATACTTTAAGAGTATTTTACCACTTTGCACATAAAATGTCTCATCCTTTAAGATATGGTAATGCCAAGAACATTTCTTATCTTTTATAAGGTATAAAAGTTTACCACAATATTCACGGTTATTCACTATCCATTTTTCAAATCCCCAACCTTTAGGGACAAATTTAATTTCCGAAGAAGTCATCAGAGTTAATTCCTTTATCGTCTATGTAATAATCCCCTGAGGGTTTTCCAAGATGAAGTTCATGAAATTTACATCCCCAAGATTTTAATTGAGAATGAGTGATATCATAAAAATGCTTATATGTAAGAAGTCTTGAGTTCTTGAATCTACCCATACCTCTTGCAGTTAAGTAAATTATATGGTTCCCTTCATCATACAGTTTATTTATTTTTTCAATTCTAGTCTCAATTGGAATGGCAAATTCATAATTACCATCAGTAATACTACATATGGTCCCATCAATATCAATTACATATTTCATTTATATCTTCCTGAGTTAAAACATAAGTTCCAAAATTCTGAACAGCGATAGATGCTGCTTTATTTGCTAAAGGAATTGCTTTTTCTATTGTACCATGGACTAGATAAAAATAAACAAGTGATGCAAGAAAAGTATCTCCTGCGCCAACTACATCAAAAACACTAACCTTTTCTCCAGGATAAGTTACTCCATCAAATTCTGCTCCACCAGATCCCTTTGTAACAATAAGATTGTCATGTTTGCTTTTTAGAAGTTTTGATTCACTTTCATTTATCTTTATAAAACAATTTGATTCCGGTAAATATGTTTTCTTACTATCAACAAAAACAGGTATTCTTGAATTAAGAACTAGATGAAATAATTTATCTTGGGTTATAAATCCTTTATCGTAATCAGATATTACAAGTGCGTCAAATTTTTCATCGGGTAAATCATAATTCATAGGGTTTAATGGATATTCAGTATCAACTCTCAAAATTTGATGATTATATCTTTCATCAATATATCTTGTTTTTACAATATTTTCTTGATTAGTAATCATATAGACTTCCAATCCAAACGCTTTGAGATTTTCTCTCACGTTCCATGCCATACCTTTACGGGTTTCTTTTCTTCCATATTTTAGAATAGGAACAGGTGCTTCTGGATTTAGTCTTTCACAAGATCCATAAACATATTCATCTATACAACTATCTCCTATCAATAATATCTTGTATGATTTTTGTTGTGGCATAGTCACCTATCCTATCAAAAAATATAAGTTTAGAAGCATAATAAGATCCTATAACTGATTTTCCTTTCCAATCAGATCCTACAACCATTATATCAGGTTGAAAAGATTTTATCAATTCCTCTAGTTCTTGATCACTAGAAAAGAATTTTACTTCATCCACTGATTTTAAATTTTCAAGAAAAAATTTTCTTTCTTCTTGATTATGTATTGGTCTTGTAGTACCTTTCTTTTCCTTTACTCTATCATCAGTATCAATACCAACCATTAAAAAATCTCCTAAACCTCGTGCAAAGTTTAGAAGTTCAAGATGTCCGCGATGAAGAATATCAAATGTTCCGTTGACAAAAATTTTCATATCAATGTTTAAAAATAACTAATAATCCTCTATGGCACCTTTCATAAGATAATGTAGATTTATTAAAAAGTTTATGATGAATATTTTTTTCTTTACAATTATCTAAAATCTCTACAAGATTTGGGAAACTACCTTCAATTTCAGGAAATACATTTACATCATGATAAATCAACACGCCTTCAGGAAGAAGTAATTCACTATAAACATATTCAAACCATTCATTTGTATGATGATGATCGGCATCTGACATTATAAAATCATACTTATCTTTTGTAGAAAAGATAAATTCCTTTTCGTCAGATGTTACTATATTAATTTTATTAGAATATTTTTGCTTTACTTCATTTGGCATACAAAATCCAAAATCATACCAATTGTCAACAAGAGTATAATTTGGATTATTTTCATTAAATTCTATAGAGTTTAAAATTTGATCAGTAACTCTTCCTCCACCTATTCCAAGTTCAAGAATATTTTGTGGTTTAAGAGATGCAACTAATCCACCAATAAAATGGGCATGAACCAAATCAATCTTTACGCTTTCATTTTGACCAAACATATCAATCCCCTACAATAGACTTAATATAATCAGAAACTTCTTCAGGAACAATATTATATATCCATTGATATTGATCTCCCATTGGTTTAATTGTTTCCATAGTTCCAACACCAGCACCATGAAGAATACTAGTTCTCAGTGGTTGTCCAGTAATTGGATGATCAATGAAAATCTGATCATCTTTTACATATAGTTTTTTCCAACTCTCGCAATGATCATTTTCACCCCAGGTATTAATTATACCATAAGTGACTCCACTTCCTTCTCTATCAATAATTTCACTAGTGTACTTGTTTTTAGCATGGAAAATATGATTCCAAGTATCTTGCTCGTTTCTAATTAAAGGCCAGGGTTTAAAAGTAAAAGTTCTACAATCACTTTGCTCTGCTATGAATTTATTAAAATCTCTCCATTCATACCAAAACTTTTTATCATTTGATGCTACAAATCCGGCATTTACAAAATCATCACCACCAATCATTCCACCATCACCATATGGTTCATAGAAAGGGACAACACATGGTTGAGAAGATCCAGCTTTACCAAAGAAATTATTATTTCTAACTCCAATAAGTTCTTTATCAGACTCAATAACCTTATCAAGGCTTCCAATACAAATACAATCAGCATCTAATAAAATAATCATATCATAATCTTCAACATAAGGAAGACATGTAATTACTTTTATCCAATCTTGATATTTGACTTTTTCCGACAACAACCAAGGATTTTCTTTTTTTATTTTTTCAGTTTGTTTAGAATCCACAATATAAAAATCAATTTCTGGATGAAAATGATTGATTGATTTTTTTAATTTTTCTGGTTTTAAATATACTGCATAATCATCAGTACACCAAGTTACAGCTGCTACTTTTTTCATTTTTTAAACGGATATTCAACAATGGTCCAACGATTACCATTCGATTCACAATTTGTTTGAGTAATATTATTCATACGAATGTCGTGATAAAAAAGTTTTGGTTTAATCCTCTTAGCGACACTATCGACTAAACAAAAGAAACTACTGTTTAGACAATGAATCTCTTTTGCATTTTCAATAAGTCTCATATATGACAACATATTTGTTGTCTGCCCCATTTCAATTTTTATAATTTTAGTGTCAGGGATTGTGCCTATTTGATTTCTTCTCCAAGTCCAAAGATCAATCGGATAATCTCCTTCTGCACTGGAATTTTTATGCACTATGATATAGTTTTTTTCACCTTCTGTTAACTTATCATAAACTTCATCTACTCCTGGTATTTCTTTTGGTAAAATAAATTTTTCATATCTTTCTTTAAAAAGAATTCCTGCTTGTTCATAAAATTGCCTATCAAAATTGACAGCAAAATATTCCGGTGGAGAATTTTCTCTTTGAAGACGACGATAATAAACCTTCTCAAATCCAATTCTTGTTACAGGCCACCCCTTTTGTTGTGCCCAAGGAAACATTTCTTTTTCTAATGTTGCCCAATCATCATGAAAAGGATGCACAATAATATTATCGAAATCTTGATATAAACAACTTACTGTCTCATAATACCTATGATGACAAGGAAGATGAAGTCTTTCGCAGAGTTGTTCAGCATAGGTATGAACAATTGCATTGCAAATAAAATTATCCCCGAGTGAAGTATGATGATGAAAAACTAAGTCTGGTATTTTATTCATTTTACTATACAAGTTGCCTGTTCGTAATCTGTTCTAGTAATCCATTCATATGATATTTTTGTTTTACTAGAAAATTCTAACCATGCTTTAATTTCATGATCTCTATATTCTGGATAATTTCTAATTTCATCAAACGAAATAACAGTTCCAGAAACAATTCTTTTTTTAAGTTTGTCTAGAACAAATTTAGTTGATGAATATAAGTCCGCATCTAAGTGTAAATATGCTACTGGTTCTTCATGTTCTTTTAGAAAATCATCCAAAGTATCTTGAAATAATCCTACAACTAACTCTACATTATTATTAACTACTGGAAGATTTCCATTTCTATTGTAAGTTCCTTTTGGTTGATGATTTCCCCAATCTTCAGGAAGACCTAAAAAACTATCAAAACCATAAACTTTATTTTTAGTTTTTGATGAAATTATATTGATGGTATTTCCAGAGCAAACACCAAATTCTAACCATAAACCATCATTCTTTACATAAGAAATTGTATTTTCAAAATATCCTGATGGCCAGGATGAAGGTGTTAAATTTTCAATAAGACTAATTTGAGAATCTATTTTATTCATGACAAAACTCCATTTTCATTAAATTGATATACTCCTTTTAGATTCCCTCTATACAAATTCATAAACATACCAACATTTCCAGTGTGATTAATAACATATTTGCATTCAGAAACACATCTTAATGCCGCATCAAACCATTGAGACCAATCAATTGAATTGGCACCGTTTTTTTCCATAAGACTCCATATAACACTATTAGAAGTAGTAGATGGTGTTTCTTCAAAAGTTATTAATTTATCTTGAAGTTCAGAATAAAAATATTCAATTACTTGAGTTTGATCCGTTTGAATTAATACTTTAAAATCCGGATTTTCTTTTAAAATCTTTTTTACTTCATTTAAGTATTCTTCAGGATTAGCAATAATTAATTCTGTTCCCTTATCAGTTCCTCTATACAGTACAGCAATTGTTTTTGAAGTATCTATTTGATATTTTTCTATAAGAAATTGTTTTCTCTCTTTAATTATTCCATTAGGACCAAAAAATCGATTAATAATTTGATTATAAATTGAAAAATCATAAAGATCAAATTGTTTTTTATTTGAATCTGGAAGAATTATTCTACGATAAAGATCCAATTCACATCTTTCATTTATTTCATGAAATAATGGATAAATGTCTTGTTCTGGATCTTTTTTAAAATGCCTAAATCCAAAAGAGTAATTAATTTTCTCTGGGATTATTCCATGACTCAAAAGAATAATGAGTGAATTAAAAACTTGAAATTCATTGGAATAAAATCCACAATTCCACAAGCAGTAGAGTTCATTCATTTCCGGATGAGCAAGAAGATCGCATCCCGCATATCTCCCAGTTGTTCCAGATGCAACAACATACTTACAATTTTGCAATCTCATTAAGCACCCACAATATAATTACGAAGTTTATCTTCTTCAGCGATAATAGGGAAACAAATCAAATATCCTTCCTGAAGATATGATTCAACAATAATATGCGTTTCATCAAGAAGTTCATAAACAAAATCTAGATTCTCTCCACCATGAAGTGCTTTATTTTCAAAGTTACCATTTTCATATGGACCTTCTTTATAGATGCGAATGTCATCAATAACAATTACATCTTTACTCACATCACGCTTCTGGCACAGAATACGTAGTTCTCCTTCAAGAGGAATTTTAATGTAATCGGGGTCATCACGAATAACTTCACGATGATACTCATCCCTATAAGAATCTGGGAAATGGGCATCAAGGAAAAACAGAGCAGGATTTTCATCTAGTTCATCAAGAACCTTTGGAAGTTCATCGTGACTATTACCAAGATGCATACAGACTTTGGAATTATCTTTAAAATAATCCACCGCTTCATTATAAATTCGATCAAGAATTTCAATCGAATGCATAGTCAAATCCGGTTTTTGAAGTTGTGAAACTTGAAGGAGAGAATTCTGACCGTATGAATCTAAAATTCCACCAGTTCCAGTTTCAACATAGTGCTGGATATTAAAGTCCTCAAATGTAGGACGAAGATGAATTGCGTTTTGCAGTTTTGCCATTTTTATCACTTACAGTTTTTATTAGAAATTTGTTGGGAAATCCATTCGTAGGTCTTACGAATTCCTTCCTCTAAAGTTTGAGAATAATTCCAACCAAGTTTATCGCGGATAAGTTCATTATTCGAATTACGGCCACGAACTCCAAGAGGAGCGTCAAGAATATGTTCTTTTTCTACATTCTTTCCAGCAACTTTAGCAGCAGTATCTACAAGTTGATTAATAGTAACCATTTCTTCTGAACCAATATTTACTGGTCCGATGAAATCAGATTCCATCATTCTACGAGTTGCCTCAATGCACTCGTCGATATACAGGAAGGAACGAGTTTGTAGTCCATCTCCCCACACCTCGATGGTTCCACCTTCCTCAGAAAGATAGGCAACTTTACGGCAGATTGCTGCTGGTGCCTTTTCTCTTCCCCCTTCCCAAGTTCCTTCTGGTCCAAAGATATTATGATACCTAGCAACCCGAACAGGGATCCCATAATTACGAGAATAAGCGAAAAACAACCGCTCTGAGAACAATTTCTCCCAACCATATTCAGAATCTGGGTTAGCTGGGTATGCTGATTCTTCACGACAATCTGGGTTATCCGGGTCTAGTTGATTATGCTCTGGATACATACAAGCAGATCCAGAATAGAAAATCTTGGTTTTATTTGTACCTTTAAAGTCATTCAGTTGTCGTTGTGCCTCAAGAACATTCAGATTAATAGTTGCAGAATTATGCATAATATCTGCATCATTCTCACCACTAAACACAAATCCTGCTCCACCCATATCAGCAGCAAACTGATAAATTTCATCAAAGGTATCAATATACCTTGATGGGACAAAATTATAAAAATTACGATAAGGACCTTTATACTGAAGAACCCTCTCAACAAAAGTTGGATCCCTCAGGTCACCTTGAATAAATTCATGTGCTTCTGTTTCAGAAAATTCTGGATGCTTTAGATCAACTCCACGCACCCAATATCCTTCAGAACGAAGTCTCTTTACCATATGACTTCCAATGAAACCACCAGCACCAAGTACAAGTGCCGTTTTCGTATAATCACTCATTTAGTTTCTCCTAACATTTACAAAAAGAATAATATTTTTTTATAGATTTACAATAAATACGGGTTCAATAATATATTTTATGTCGTCTACAAATCTAACCCGGTCACTATATTTATCAATCAAATAATCACATACTTGAGGAATAATCTTTTTATCATTGAGAATATAGACAATATTTCCTCTATCCAACAAATCAGTACAAAGACGATATTGTTGACTTTCAATAATAATATCGGTGCCTTTTTTATAAGTTATGTATTCAAAATAAAAAGGTTTATTGTCTCTATTGATTTTTTCATAATAATCACAAATAAAGGTTGCGTGCTGATTATTAATCTCATCAGTGACTGTTCCTAGATTATATTCTAAACCAACTTTCTTTGCAAAGGCAGCAAATGATCTATTATCTCTTGGAAGACAGGGACCACCATAACCAAATCCATATTTAAGATATTTTCTTCCAATTCTACTATCAGTTCCAATAGAATTTAATACTGATGTGACTTCATCACCACATCCAGAATGATGTAGAATATCTCCCAACATATTTGCATAACTAATTTTTGTTGTTAAGAAGCAATTAATTGCTATTTTAGTAATTTCTGCTGCAGTTGTTGACATTGTACATACAATTGCGCGAGTTGTCTGAATTTTTTCATACAACTTTCTCATATTAGAAACAATTAGATCTGTCTGATCAGAATGGTCTATTCCCAATAGAACCATATCAGCAGTACGTAAATCATTAATTATAGATCCCTGAGCAATAAATTCTGGATTATAAAGAACTTTTATTTTTGATGGAAGATGCTTTTTAAATTTATCACAATCTCCAGGGTTTACAGTGCATCCAACTACAAAATACTTTTTTGTTGAGATGTTTTCAACTTCTTTTTTAATGTCTTCTATAACATCCCAGACATAAGAAACATCATAAGATCCATCTTCAAGAGAAGGAGTTGATACTAGTGTATAAATTAAATCACATTCACGAATAACTTCTTTGTTGTCAGTAGTTGCTCTAAAATTTTTAGCAGTCCTAAGAATATTTTCTACCTCAGGTTCATTTGTAATAATTTTACGATTGTTTAGATCATTAATATAATCTTCTCTAATATCAGAGACTAAGACATCGTATCCTGCCGATTCACACAAAAGTGCGAAACAAATTCCAAGTCTACCTGCGCCAATTACTCCTATTTTCATAATTATTCCTTTTTAATTTTAGATGTAATCAATAAATGCCATCCAAGTTTTTTTTCAAGAATTTTAAACATTTCATCAGGCATTACTTCAAACCAAGGTTGTTTTATATATTCCCCTCTTTTATATGGTTCAATTTGATATGGAAAAATATGGTCTTTTTGAATGCTTATAATTTCAAAGTCATCACCTAAAAGATCTTTAATTTCATCTTCAGTGTATGTATATGCAATAGGGCATCCATATTGTGCTTCTGGTTGATCCAATCCAGCACCAATCATATAATTTTTCCATGAATTAGAAGAATAAAGCATCATTTTAAATACTCCATTCTTATGAAGATATTTTTTTACTTCATTTATTACTTTTTGTGGATTGGGAGTATGATGAATTACTCCCCAAGAATAAATTAAATCAAATTTTTCTTTTGGAAGAAACTCAGATAAATTTTCGGCATTCCCTTCGTAAAAATTTCCTTTCAAATTATAAACTTCAAATCTTTTTTTTGCAAGTTCTAAACTTTCTTTAGACAATTCAATACCAGTATAATCTGCACCATTACGAGCAAAATTAATTCCTGCAGTTGCCAAACCACATCCTATTTCAAGGACTTTTTTCCCATTCCAAAGATTAAATTCCGAAAAAGATTTAATATGAGGTTCTACGAAAAATTTCTTTTTTTCTACCTCATCAAAATATTCTTTAGTTCCAACTTCTCTTTTAGAATGTCTTATGTTACAAGGGCGATTATCCCAGAACTCTTTTACTTCAGTTATTGATATTGTCATAGTTTAAATGTAGGAATAGAAATCATTTTATGCTTATTTTGTTTGTTAAATTTTTTGTAAATTTGAATGGCGTTAGTCTGATTCTCATTCAAGAACATTGAATCTTCATTTAGTCCCCTTTCCATAACCCACTCAAGCATTTCGTATGAAGTTCCTATTTGGTCTTCATCTGTTCTTCCATCATCCCAAAGACCATCAGTTGGGTTTGCCTCAATAATTCGTTGGTCTATTCCCAATGATTTACCAAGTTCCCACACCTCGGTTTTATAGAGATCTGCAATGGGAGCAATATCTACACCACCATCGCCATATTTAGTATAAAATCCTATACCATAATCTTCAACTTTATTTCCAGTACCAACAACAATACCACCAACTGAAGTAGCAACTTGATAGAGGGTTACCATTCTAAGACGAGAACGAGTATTAGCAAGAGCATGAGAATTTATACCAAATTCACCCATCTCATTTTTAAAAGATTCAAATACTTCCGAAAGATTATACTTCTGAACTATTACATTGCTAAAATTTTTTTGTAGATATTCTAAATGCAAATCAGAAAGATTTTCCTGTTCTTCTTTCTGATGGATAGGCATACCTAATGCATAAACAGGCAATCCTGTTTTAGCAGAAAGTACTGAAGAAACAGCAGAATCAATTCCTCCAGAAACACCAATTACAAATGCATTTATGCTGTTATTATTAGCATAATTATACATCCAATCAATAATATCTATAGATAATTTTTTATAATCAGAAATCCTGTTCATTTTTTAATGAATAATAAATTTTCAACAACAATAAAGTCTAATTCAGTATTTTCCAACACATAAAATGCATCTTCGACTGTAGTTAGTATGGGTTTTCCTCTAATATTAAAAGAAGTATTCATAATCATAGCAGGATATTGCCTATTAGACAACTCTTCTAGGATTTCATAAAACAGAGAATGTTGTTCTTTAGTTACTGTTTGAAGTCTTGCAGTTCCATCCTCGTGAGTAATTGAGGGAAATACACTTTTATATTCTTCTTTTACTGTTGGAGCAAAACTCATATATTCGGATGAATATGCATTATCAAAGTATAAATCTTTATCCTCTTCCCTACAAACCGGCGCAAATGGTCTAAACCATTCTCTAAATTTTACTTTAGAATTAATAATATCTTTCATATCTGGAATAGAAGGATCGCAAATAATACTTCTATTCCCCAACGCTCTAGGACCAACTTCAGAATACCCTGCAATTATTCCACCAATCTTTCCATTTTTAATTAAATCAACTATTCTAGGAATTGTAGTATATTCAACTCTATCTTGATATTGTTGATAATAATATGGTATTTTATCTCTATCTAAAATATCAAATCCACAATAAGGAGATAAATTAATTTCCAAAGTTTGATAATAAGTAAAGTGCCCCAGAGATAAACCACAATCATTTGGGTTTGGTGGAACATACAACTTCAATCCCTTTGATTCTAAGTATTCTTTCAACTTTTGATTGAAGATAACATTTAAAGCACATCCACCAGAAAATACCAAATCCAAATTATACTTTTCAATATATGGTTTTATAAGCGAGAAACATAAATTCTCAAACACATGTTGATTTGTTGCAGCCAAATCATAAGAATCTTGTCCACTGAAACAATCAGTAAAAAGTTCTACTCCCATTTCTTTAGACATTTGTTCTACAGCGGGTCCTTGATACGACCAATGAACTAATGGATGCTGCCTATAAAATTTTTCTATTGGGGAAACCCATTCTGGTCTAACTTTACCATAAGCAGAAAGACCCATTATTTTACCTGCATATGCTAAAGAAGATTTTTGATCTGGATCACCATTATTTCCCTTGGTTATTTCTTTAACAAAGTGCCCAAAATATCCATAAATCCCGGGATCAAATATAAACGGATTATTTCCAAAATTTACATGCCCTAAAGTAATAAACTCTTCTTTAGAGAAAAAATATACACTATAACTTCTCAATGACATTTCACTAAGAGTTTGATAATCCATCCCCCCAGCATCAAGTGACATTACAAGACATTCTTTACCAAATCCACTCTGGAAATATGCTCCAGCACAATGAGACATATGATGTCCCATTCTAAAAAATCTTGCTTTGGGAAAATATTTTAAAAGGAAAGTTACATCATAATCATCCAATTCACTATACAATATAATTTCTGGTTCTTCATTTAAATGAATTTTCAAATAAGTTAAAAATTCATGTCTACATTTATCGTCTATAGAGTGATTTGCTCCATCAAGTTCTGCCTGCTTTTTAAAAGCAGCATATCTTTTTTTACAAAATCGTTCTAATTCAAATATTCTTATATCTCCATTTTTATCTATAAAAGTGAAAGAAGAATCATGGCATCCATTAACTGCTAAAACTTTTTTACTGGATAAAAAGTTTTTTAATTCTTTTGATTTCAAAAATAGATCGCTATGGGCATTCATTAGATTAAATAAGACAATATTTTTTATGTATATAAAAAAATATGAGTTATTTAAACTCATATTTTTACAATTAGGATTTTTGTAAGATGAGGGGTCAAGAAACTAAAAAAAGTTGCATGAGTTTTGATATTTCACTAAACCCAAAAAATGCACATAAAAATAACACATCCCAAAGCTTAAGTTTAATAGCAAAAGGAATTGTGAGTAATCCTCCAATAACTTTTATCATCAAACCATATTTAAAATCTCCCCATAACATAGTTTGATAACCAATCATGAGGAGCATATTTCCAATCCAACGAAGAAGATCCGATTTATGCATAATTGGATCCCCCACCAATTAGTACTGTTAAAGTCTATCCGTGACTATTTAATCATGCAACTTCAACTGATTCAAGGTCTTGGTATACATATTCCATAAGCATTTCATAGTCGTCCAAAGGATCACCAGAAAATACTACACCTTCACTTTCGTAGTAACGACGAACCTTTTTATAAAGTTTTGGATTCTTTACATCAAGGTAGAAATCACCATTTGCTGCACCACGAAGGGTTTGAACGTCTTTCTTGAATTTTGCTGTGAGAGTCATTGTTTTGAATGTTGACCTTAGTATTATAAGGGATTGGATGTGAGAAGTCAAGGTGGACAGTTCAAGAACCTTCTTCGTGGTCAGTGTATATATGAATCAATTCATCACCCAATGTTGATTCTATTGTATACTTGATAGTTTCGTTATATGGAACTATCACTGCATTTTTTGCACCATCAGCAATAATAAATGATTCGCCATTTTCTACTCTATTCATCAGAGTATCAAAATTCGATTGAAATTCTTCGACTGTAAATTTTTGGAGATCTGAAAGTTCTGGATACATTTTCATAAAGTAAGATTTTATGAGTCGGGCATAAAGGATTTGAACCTTTGACCTTTCCGCCCCAAACGGAACGCGCTACCAAACTGCGCTAATGCCCGATGTTTTTATTTTGATGCACAATCATTATACCCATTGCAGGTCCAAGTGTCAAGAGACAACCAATAACAAACAATGACCATTGATGGGTCAAAAGATATTCTACAATTTTTATCATACAACAGAAACTGTTAATGTTCCACCTTTAGATAATGCAAAAACATTCCTTGAGGAGTAATCATAAATTAGACTCCATTTTCCTGGGTTTAACGAATAAGTAGATCCATTACCTATTTGTGCCCAAGTTTTAGAACTATACATAATATCATTATAAAATTGATAACTCCATATATCTAAACTTTTTCCCGAAGTGGGAAATTGTCCATTCCTTAAAATAGATCTCCAAGTTACATAACTATTTGCTCCAGAATCTGCTAGAGAAGAAGGAGTTCCTCCATTAGTATCAGAATGACTAGAATATCCATTAACTACTTGACTTATATTTGCAGTACTTGGAACAGAGAAATTACCTTCAGTATTAGTAGGACAATTAATTGAAAAATTAACTATATTTCTTATTAATGTTGCATCATCAACAGAAAAATTTACATTCCAAGCATATCCTTCAGTGGGAGAAGTCACAGATAAAGTTATAGTTTTTGTTGCCATAATATTTCAATTAATTTATTTTTGTTTATTTATAATAAGAGTGAGTAAGTCCCCAAAAAATAAAAAAACCAATAATACTAAAAGTAATTATAGCGTTATATATTGTTTTAGTCATTTTTTTAATTTAATGTTATTTTCATCCAAGAAAATAGTGGAGGAATAACTCCAACTAATCTCAAAAGTCCCTCAGCAAATAAAGCAAGAACCACCCAACCGACGCACATACTAATGATAGAAGCATTACGGTTGTGTCGTCGTATTGCTGCATCGATCATCTCCTGAACTTCAGAACGTGTAATAAATTCTTTTTGTTCACATATCATTTTTCATCGCCAAGAAATTTTGCAAGAGGATCTCTTCGGGTTTTTACGATTTCAACTGCTCTCTTATAGAACATATTATCAGTATTACCAGAAGTCTCAAAAGTCTCCTTGATCTTCACCCAATTATTATAGGTGTGCTGATCCATTTTTTTCTATTCATAGTACTACTATATACTAATCATAGAATTTTAAACGTCATCTAAATGTCAGTGTTTTGTAACACTACTATACAGAAAACGAAAGAAAGTATTAAATTTGTATTCTATGTAACGGAAAGGGTGGGATTCGAACCCACGGTGCTATTAACACGCTTGTTTTCAAGACAAGTTCCTTAAACCACTCGGACACCTTTCCAAATTAAGTCCTTAGCGGACTTCAAAATCAAGTCGTCTTACTTTACGTTGACGACGTGCTTCTTGCCAAGCAATATCTTGAGAAGTAAGCACACTTTTATTTTGATTTTCTTTTAAAGAGTTTAGCATAACAATTCGAGATAAGTCAAGTGCCGAAATCTTGTCTCCACGAATTGTTGCCATATTGGGACAACCACACGTTACTGTTTTTGATGGGTGCCCTATTAATTCTTTATTACAATCTTTGCATCTTATTGACAACATTATTTTAAACCCTATTCATTCTCATCAATATAATTTATTTATTATGGGCAATATCGGATTCGAACCAATGACTTACTGCTTGTAAGGCAGCCACTCTACCGCTGAGTTAATCGCCCTTGATGAGTAGTGAGTGCCCACCACTCGCGGAAGACACTCTCCGCAACGAGCGGGGGTGATCAAGTCCCCGACCTAAGAAAACTTAGGATTTAGAGGAAGATCCAGACATTTCCAGACCTTCCAACTCCACAACCTGGATTCGAACCAGGGACCAAGTGATTAACAGTCACCGACTCTACCGCTGAGCTATTGTGGAATAAAGAACCCGAAGGTTCAGAGCGGAATACCGGATTCGAACCGGTGACATCCAACTTGGAAGGATGGCGTTCTACCACTGAACTAATTCCGCAGTTGAGACAATCATAAACTATTTAAGTTTGATTGTCAAGTGCTCCAGAGAAGATTTGAACTTCCACGCTTTTTAAGGCGGCGGATTCTAAGTCCGCTGTGTCTACCGTTCCACCACTGAAGCAATTGGAGGCGGGGGGTGGAGTTGAACCACCTACCTGAAGCTTATGAGACTTCTGTGCAACCGTTACACTTCCCCACGATGATGGATTAAGTGTGATACACCTCATAAGGATGTAACAGTGACTTAACCTCTATCCTTTTATATAGTAACAAACTCAGAAGAATTTGTCAAGCATTGGGATAGGGACTTGAACCCTAACTAAAAGTTTTGGAGACTCTCGTGCTACCAATTACACCATCCCAATAAAATTGGTTATAACCAATACCGAAAGTGGGATTCGAACCCACAACATCCTGATTTTGAGTCAGGCACCTCTACCAGTTGGATTACTTCGGCAAGTAGGAGTAGGGAGACTTGAACTCCCACGGGATTGCTCCCAGCAGATTTTAAGTCTGATGTGTCTACCGATTCCACCATACTCCCATAAGGTAATCTTTGATTACCAAGTGCTCCTTGCGTGAATTGAACACGCCTCAGGCGAATTATGAGTTCGCTGCATTCACCAGATTGCTAAAGGAGCAAGGTAGGACTGCAGAGAATTGAACTCTGTTCACACCGTTATAAGCAGTGGGCCTTAACCAATAGGCGACAGTCCCTTAACCCTTGACTCAATCATCATAAGGCATCTGACCAAGAAAGTCAAGTGCCTTGTGCCAGTTTGAAGACTGGCAGCGTCCTTTGAGAGATTCGAACTCCCGACACATAGGTTCGTAGCCTATTGCTCTGTTCCACTGAGCTAAAAGGACAAGAAAGGGGATTACTCCCCAGTTCGCTCAAAGTGCTATTGCTCAAACGGCAACAGCAGTTCTGCGGAAAGATACGATGTTGTTGAGATTTATTCTCGAAACCCTCTGCCCAGTCGAATACCAGTTCATCCCCAAGAATGGAGATGTGGGGAGTCGAACCCCAGTGTTGGACAGATTGTTGCCCCTATTGGAGCAATTCCAGAACTAGGATTCGAACCTAGACGTACACCTTCAAAGGGTGCTGACCTGCCAGTTAGTCGATTCTGGATTATGTAATCCCGTGGAATTCGACGGGATTAAAGAGTTCAGGGTGGGATTCGAACCCATGGTGATAGAAGTTTTGCAGACTTCTGCATTCGACCACTCTGCCACCTGAACATTTGAACTATCTGGAAATTCCGGATAGTTGAGAGCCCAATAACAGAATTGAACTGTTCTCTGCAGTTTACTAAACTGCTGCATCACCACAATGCTTATCGGGCGGGGTGTCGTATGAGAATTGAACTCATCTCCTCTGTTCCACAAACAGATGCCTTAACCACTAGGCTAACGACACAAGGCAGTGGGTAGAATTGAACTACCGACATAGAGGGTATGAATCTCTTGTTCTACCACTGAACTACACTGCCAAAGTGGACGCTGACCTGCTGGGTACTCTTTCTGAAGAGGGAGGCGTCAGTCTTTTATATCCTAGCAAGCACCTTGCTGGAGTCCTACGGAAGTGGTTGGATTCGAACCAACGGATGCACTTAAAGAACATCGGCGGATTAGCAATCCACTGCATTAAACCTCTCTGCCACACTTCCTTAATGTTGCTTCAAAGCAACAATGGAAACAACTGGACTCGAACCAGTGCTCTTTCGATTATCAGTCGAATGCTTTACCAACTAAGCTATGTTTCCTGGTCGGAATGACAGGATTCGAACCTGCGACCCTCTGTTCCCAAAACAGATGCGCTACCAAACTGCGCTACATTCCGTGGTAGTCCTAACGGGATTTGAACCCGTGTCTTCACTGTGAAAGAGTGATGTCCTCACCACTAGACGATAGGACCATATTATGGAGATAAACTCCAACGACGATGAGGGGATTTGAACCCCCGATCTCCTGCGTGACAGGCAGGCGCTTTAAACCACTAAGCTACACCGTCAAGGTGGGAGGAACAGGATTTGAACCTGTGAAGGCAGAGCCGTCTGATTTACAGTCAGATTCCTTTAACCACTCGGAAATCCTCCCATATGGGACATCTCGGATTCGAACCGAGGACTAATCGGTTAAAAGCCGAATACTCTACCGCTGAGTTAATGTCCCAATAATGTGGTAAATATTCAGTTGTCAAGGTGCTGGTGGTCTCTCAACCACCCTTTAAGAATACCACGGAACCCGTTGCGGGGCAAGTGGTTTGTGCCAGTTCCAGAAGTGGTCCTAGGCACTTGGGGTCTCGTTCCCCCACCGACTCAAGTAATATACCAGGGTTTGGACCCCAATGGCAAATGATACGACCAGTTGAACAAGTGGCACAAAGCATAAAAAAAGGGAGGAAACTTTTGGTTTCTCTCCCCTGTATTTTGCTTTATGGATTACATCTTACATATGTCTTTCCATATCCGCAAACAGGGGAGTACCCTCAATATGCCAATATTGGCAATCAAGAATACTAATCTGTTTAATGGGTAATGGAAAAGACATTGTGTTCGACCTAAGTGTTTTTATTTATAAGAGTTTGCTTATTAATTTTCAACCCTTTGCTTCTTTACGGGAATTTTTTTCCTCTGTAATTTCTGTTCTACGGGCTTTAACTAATTTAGCAATTTCCTGAAGTGCTTTACGAGCACGAGTTCCTGCAGAATTGTTTCCTTTAGAAAATTTTTCATCTTCTACTTGCCATAGTTCAACAGCATTTAAGAGTTCTTGTGATACAGACATAATAACCTTTAATAAAAAATAAGGATGAGTTATTTATACATTTTAAATACAGTCTTCTTTCCAAGGAGCACAAAGTCTCATTTCTCCACCTAAAGACTTACATTCTTCAGTATAACACTTAGAAGTATCTAGATCTTTCTCTATCAACCTGGGCAAAGGTACTCTAGGTGGTTCTGAGTCTCTTGTCAAGCGTTCATATTCTCTGATTGCTTTATCTACATCTCTTTCAACTCTTCTCTTTACAACAGAAGGGTCTTGAAGAAGCACATCGTTGATTATGGTCTGAGGGAACAGAGACCTCTGAACCTCGTCTAGAAGGTCCCAGAGACGCTCTGAAGGGACTCCTGAGCATTGGGAGAGGGTTGCTACAATACCACTGAGTATGACGCTTATAAGGATTATCTGCTTCTTATCTGGTTTCTTTTTACCGAAGTTAAAATTAAACATAAAAAAAGAGGAGTAGCAACCGCTCTCCTCTATTTATTATTTAGTTTTCATCCAATCATACCCGCGAGTAGCAAATTGTAGCAACACCTTGACTTGGTGAAGCAATAGTAGAGAATGCACCATAAGAAAGGTCAAGGTCTCTACCCGCGATATAAGGACCGCGATCATTTACACGCACAATTACTGATCTTCCATTAGATTGATTTGTAACTCTTAGTTTTGTTCCGAATGGAAGCCAACGATGTGCTACTGATTTTCCGTAAGCATTATACCGTTCGCCATTGGCAGTTGTCTGCCCGTGATATCCATCACCAATTCCATAATGTGATGCGAGGGAACATCCGCTCGCTGCTTTTGCTTGAAGGGGTGCCAATCCTACAGTAGCAATAGCAAGAATTGAAAGTGTTTTAAAAAGCATTAATTTTAATAGAACTCTACATCCGTATAGGTAAAGGAGAAGTTCCCCTTCTCAGGGGCAGCACCCACGGCTCTAAATCGTACTCAAAATCTCATAACAAAAAACCCTACTCATAATAGGGATTTTACATAATAAGTTAATATTTAGGATTTGTCAAGATTCAGGTTCCAGGGAAACAATCTCAAGTTCATCTCCTTCAGGTTCAATCCATTCATAAAACTCTGCAAGAATAGCACGAGCATCCTCTTTATTGATATTCATATCTGCTGCACGATCAAGAGACCAAGTTCTTACGTGTGCCACAATATCTTCAGTCGTTGTTTCCATAATAATCTTTTCGGAAGTACCTATTGAGGATGTTGCTATTGTAGAACGCTGGTTCTCCGCAGTCAAGGGATTCGGTGAGGACATTATTGGTGAAGAGTCTTCTGGTCTCCTCAAAGTTTGTTTTGCCCTTTGTTTTATGTAATGATAAGATAGTTCGACTAAAATTTTCTCTGCCCAATTTGTCAATGTCTTCTTTAAGTTCCGGACAAGACCCATAGTATTCCTTCCAATTTGATTCTGATTTTACTTTTCTTTTTTTACCTTTTGGTGTTCTAAACTGCCAGAGGTACTTTCTTCCTATGTATTTTCTACCGTTTTGTTTATTTTCTATTAAATAAACAAAACCAAAGTAGTCTCCTATATCAGCACTAGTAAAAGGATTTCCATTATAACTCCATGGATTTTCATAGTCAATATCTGTACTCATCAATAATATCAAGAACTTCGTTCAGATATTTATGAGCAAGTCCTTTCATATCCATTTCTGGACGAATATGATCTTTATAAAGTTTGTCTTTTAGTTTTAATACCCGAACTTTAAGTTCGTCCTTATTGAGTTGATTTTTAGGCATAAAAAATGGGAGATTACTCTCCCATATCTATAATATTTTAAGCAATTATATCAATCCACTCTTTACAATAATCATAATCTCCAAACAAATATTCATCACATTCCGCTGCTTCTTTGTATGCGTTCAGGATTTCCTGTTCGCACCATTCGTCATAATTGGAATCCTGCGAAAGTATTTTTGGTAACATCTTGCTTAATACCCCCCACTACATAGGACTCAACTTCCGTTTCTTGTGGAGCAACTTGAAGACCTTTAGAAGAAATCCAATGTTGAGTCCAAGGAAGAGGATTATTATTTGCCGCAATATCATATTGTGGTTTTAAACCAATTGCTTTAATCCTACGATTTGCAATCCATTCAACATATTGTTGGAGAAGTTTGTCATTTAGTCCAATCATGCTTCCATCTTTGAACAGATAATCTGCCCATTTCTTTTCTTCATTTACAGCACGATCAAACATAGCATATGTCCATTCCTCCTCTTCTTTCATAATCTGTTTCATTTCTGGATCATCACCATCACGCCACTTATTCAGAATATTCTGAGTAATGGCTAGGTGTTGATTTTCGTCTCTTGCGATGAGACTAATGATTTTAGCGGATCCTTCCATAAGCTTAAGTTCGCCAAAGGCGAAACTACAAGCAAAACTAACGTAGAAGCGAATACCTTCAAGAATATTAACGTTTGCGATTGCTCTGTACAATTTTCGTTTAACATCATTGAGTGTTTCCTTTGCGTATGATACTCCTTCAAGATTATGCATCCAAGTGTCGGATACAGCATACTGTTGTGATGATTGAATGAAGTCATCATAAGACTCTGTAACGCTTTTAGCACGCTCCAGAATACGCTCATCGGTCACAATTTTATCAAACACCTCACTTGGATCAGAATACACATTTTTAATAATATATGTGTATGAACGTGAATGGATCATCTCCATGAATCCCCATACTTCCATACATGCCTCTAGTTCTGGTAGAGAGCAGTATGGAATAAACGCCATACCAGGACCACGACCCTGAATGGAGTCGAGCATAATCTGATACTTTAAATTAGAAGTATAGATGTGCTTTTGCTCTGGACGAAGTGTTTGATAATCTCCACGATCCTTCTGGAGAGACACCTCTTCGGGTCTCCAGAAGTATCCTAGTTGCTGAGTGGTTAGTTTATCGAATATTGGATATTTGTATGAATCATATCTCTGAACTCCTAAAGGTTTACCAAAAAACATTGGTTGTTTTTTGGTATTCACTTGATCAGTATTAAAAACAGTCATACCTTTAATATTTGTTTGTGGTTCTTCTATGGAAGAAATTTTAAACTGCACAGAATTCACACTTTATCTCCTCTACTGAAATTAACTCACACATTCTATTTAACTCTCCAGAATATTTGAGTTTCATCATAATCTAGGTTTATGAATTTGTCAAATCTTACAACTTTCACAATCTTCTTCTTCGGCACCAGAAAGTTCTTGGAGGAGTGATTGAAGGTCTTGTTTTGGTTCTTCTACTACCTCATCAGTCTTAATATCATAAGTGTTTTGGTAATAAGAAGTTTTCCACCCGTACTTGTATGTAGTCAAAAAATCATTTGCCATAACTGAAGTCGGAACTTCATTATTGTCGTAATTTTCTGGATTATAACTCCAGTTACCAGAAATTGCTTGGTCAAAGAATTTTTGCATTACCGCAACAATGTTAATATACCCAATGTTATTAGGCATATCCCAAAGAAGCGTATAGTTGTTCTTGAGAGTATGATACTGGGGAACAATCTGTTTGAGTGGTCCCTTTTTACTTTTCTTAACGGACAAGTAATCCCTAGGTGGTTCGATTCCATTAGTTGCGTTTGACACAACGGAACTACTCTCCGATGGCATCTGTGCGGACAGTGTTGAGTGCCTGAGACCATATTCCAAGATAGATGCTCTAAGAGTTTCCCAATCATGTTCTAACGGAATAGAAGAAATTTCATCTACATCTTTTTTATAAGTATCAATTGGAAGAATTCCATCAGCATATTTAGTACGTCCAAAGTATTCACAATGGCCCTTTTCTTTAGCAAGTTGATTAGATGCTTTCAGTAGATAATATTGGAAAGATTCCGAAAGTCCATGAACAGCATCCCATGCTTCTTGATCGCCATAATTAAACCCAAGTTTTGCCAAATAGTGCGCAAGACCAATAAACCCTATACCAAGAGAACGACGCGCCTTGGTGGCGATTTCTGCCGCCTTTACAGGGTATTTTTGATAGTCAACCAATTCATCTAAACCACGAACTGAAAGGTCACAAAGTTCTTCCAGTTCCTCATCGGACTTAACTTTACCAACATTAATTGCGGAAAGAATACAAAGTGCAATTTCCCCGTGTTCGTCGTCAATGTGCTGAATTGGATACGTTGGTAGAGTAATTTCCTGGCACAGATTGCTCATCTCAACTTTATCCTTAAAGGAAGAGTGAGAGTTGCAATGATCAATATTCATAATGTAGATACGACCCGTTTCAGCGCGTTCTTTAAGGAGACTAAGAATAAGATCTTGCGCCTTAACAGTTTTCTTTTGAATGGACGGATTATTTTCGTATCCAATATAGAGAGAGTCAAACTCAATTGTTCCGAAAGAATCATATAGTCCAGGTACATCATGTGGGGAGAAAAGTGTAATTTCACCGTCCTGAATGAACCTCTCATAGAAGAGTTTGCTGATTTGAATGCTGTAATCAAGTTTGCGAACACGATTATCCTCAGTACCTTTATTATTCTTAAGAACTAGGATGTCTTCGATTTCTTGGTGCCAGATGGGGAAGTGAACTGTCGCGGATCCACCTCGTATGCCATTTTGCGTGCAACATCTGACAGTTGCTTCAAACTTCTTGAGAAATGGTACAACACCCGTGTGTTGAACTTCTCCACCTCTGATTTTGCTGTTGATGCCACGGATTCTACCAGCGTTGATGCCGATTCCCGCCCTCTGTGCAACGTATCTGCCAATAGCCATATCGCTACTAAAGATACTATCGAGGGTGTCATCAACGTCAACAAGGACACAGCTAGCAAATTGTCTAAGCGGAGTTCGCACTCCCGCCATGATTGGTGTTGGGATGTTGATTTTGTGTTTTGAGATTGCGTCATAATACCTCTTGACATATGACATACGTGTTTCTTTTGGATACTCTGCAAAAATAGTCAGAGCAATCATCATGTACATAAATTGCGGAGTCTCATATACACCACCACTACTTCTATCTTGTACAAGGTACTTATCAACTACTTGACGCAATCCTGCGTAAGTAAAGTTCATGTCCCGTTCGTGAACAATATACGAATCTGCTTTTGCAATTTCTTCTTTAGAGTATTTGGTATAAATGTCTCCATCGTAAACTTCTGCATTTACGCAATTGTAAATATGTTGCTCAAGATTGGGAAGTTCCTTTATTTTTCCATAAAGTTGTTTGCGAACAGAAAAGAGAAGAAGACGAGCAGCAACATATTGATAATTTGGATGATCCAAATCAATTAAATCTGAGGCGGAACGAATTAAAATTTCTTGAATTTCTTCAGTAGAAATTCCATCATAAAATTGAATACCAGATTTCATCTCTACTTGACTAGCAGAAACTCCTGCAAGATTTTTACATGCTTCTTCGACCATCAAATGCATTTTATCTAAATCAAGAGATTCAACTCTTCCATCACGTTTTTGTACTTTTGTTCCGTTACTCATATTTTTTTCCAGGTAGTAAATTTAAGTTTTGCTTCTAATCCAGAGTAAGTATTTGATTCTATCACAGATTGAACATCAAGTCCAGACAAAATCATATCATTAATATCCTTTTCTTTTATTGATGTTGGCCAGATGACAACTTTTTGTCCATCACTAATGGCACGGGATATTCTTGAGTGGATTTCTGCATTACGTGGTTCGTTATCATAGATCCAAACACAATCGCCAATACCCCACTTACTAACATCACCATCAGCTCCACAAAGAGCAATTGAGTTGCGAATGAAAGTTGAGTCGAATGGTCCTTCTGTGATGTAGACAGTTTTACTTTTTTCAATCTCATCGAGACCGTAGATTTTTGGTACATCATCATTAAGCATTACGGTAATATATTTAATCTTGTTTGGACCAAGTGCTCTACCTTGAAATCCAACAAGATTATTTTGATAGAACAAAGGAATAACAATCCTAGGTTCATCTTTACTAGTATCATCGAAGACCTTTTTTAAAGAATTTGTCCACGATTTAAATTTGTCTGCGTAATAAAATTTATAAGAGTTTAATTTCCTACTTTCTAGATAATTTTTAGAAATTTCATTTTCTGATGCTTTTGGTAAATCTAGTTTAGGTTTAAATTTTGGAGCCTCAAATTCAAATTTAGGTTCTTCTGTAGTAAAGTTTTTTCCAGTGTGTCCTTCTTTAAATTTTTCAAGCTGATATTGTTTGTATGTAAATGGATCAAAATCTTTTAAAAAATTATTAAATGATACATTTGCCCCACAATTATGGCATTTAAAATTTGTATTATTCTTTACTTGATAGAAATAACCTCTTGCTTTATTTTTGTTTTTCTTAGAATCTCCGCAAATTGGGCAACGGCAATTATAAAGATTATTTTTTATTTTTTTAAACTTTAACAATTTAGCGGATATCAAATTGAGATATTTAATATCGACAAAATCCATGACAACACATTTAACGTCTATGTATCATACCAGAATATTTGGTTTTGTCAATGCGCGTATCCATATTATACAATGGGGGATGATTGTTATTACTTATTTTATCTTTTCGTTAACTATTCTATTGTGAGTTTCCATTCCAGCAGGAGTCCACCACCCAGAAGCAAGAGTAGATATTGAAGCAGCAACAACTGCAAGTACTACCCCACTTCCAACAGTAATCCACTTTATTTTATCAATTTCTGTTATCTTTTCTTCCATATGCTCTATTTTTTTATCAATATGCAAACGATGTTCTTTATTTTCTTCTTTTAGTTCCCCAATAAGACCACCTATCAAATCATCTGATTTAACACACTGTTCGATTTTTTCTTCATGAACAGCAAGCATTTTACTAATACTTTGACTTGTTTTACCCATAATCTGAATTGCTTCATCTATCTTCTTTAATAAAAGTTCGTAAGAAGATAAACGTTCCTCTAAAACAGCAATTTTAGTATCGGTAGTTGTGTTTTGGTTGAACATTTTTTTAAGGATTTATTTTTTTTTTATATACTACAAAAATAAAAAATAAACCCAAAGTAGTACTACAGATATTTATTTTTTTTATTTTTTTCTTCTATACATTTTTACAAGATTCTTAAAGAAAGGATTCCAGGTTCTCATTTTTCCTTTCCTCAAATCTACAGGAGGTTCATCACCGGATTCTTTTGTTCCTGCAATTTGCCCATGACTCAATGCCATAGTAGGTTCTTCATTTAAATGCGATCGAAATATTTCAAGTATTCTATTAATTTTTTTCTGATTCATTGTAGATTTTATACAACTTTGTTAAGCAATTTATATCAACCGTAATATCATGTATTGGTGTTTTTGGATAGTCCGGTAATCTACCAAGAAAAATAATAAATGATTTTAAAGAAGACCAAAGTTCTTTCTCTATTTTAAAAAATAACATTGGAGTTGTTGCTTCCCCAAAAATATTATAAAGAATAATAAAATGATTTAGTAGAAGGTGAGTTTTTAATTCACCTTCTCTTTTATATCTTTTCAGTAACCTTTTAATATATTTGAAATGATTTAAATCTTTTTCAAAATCTTCTTTTGTTACTGCTTGAGGATTTTCATAATTTTTAATAGCAAATAAAATAAAATTGTCCTCATTCAATTCAGTAAAAAACATAAATCATCAAGCAAAAGGATTAGAATCATAAAGTGGAGTATTTCCTGTTGTAATACCAGACATTGCAACTAGAACTTCTTTTTTAACTCTCAAGTTACCTTCAGCATCTTTATAAGTTTGAATACCAACCCATCCAGAATGGGTTAATTCATATGTAGTGGTTGCAGCATCAGCAACTCCAGCATCAGCAACACCATAAATTGATGCTTCGTACCCACCACTTATTCTATTAAATGCAACAGAGGTACCAGAAGTAATTGCGGATGCAATCGTAGAAGCAAGAGAAACCGTTGTTGATGCGATTGAAGTGACCACTTTAGAAACACTTCCACTAACTAAAGTATCGCCAACTAAAATACCAGTTGTACTTGCAATAGCAACAACGTTGGTACCAATACCAGCAGTAATAGATGCTGTGGTAGTTACTGCAGTGGTTGTTTCTGTTGTATCAGTAAAAATCTGTTGGTATCTCTTATCTTTAATTGTATATTTTGGAAGTTCGCTAATATCAAATTGAACTCCGGAAATAGCAGCACCACTTAATCCACAAGTTCTTCCAATTGATAATTGAGTTGTACTTGCAATACCAACAATTACAGCATCTCCATAATAAGTTCCTGTTCTATCACCGAAGCGAATTACATCTCCAGTAGCAGCAGCACCTACCTGCCCAAAAGTTGTACCAGTTCCAGTTACAATTAAAGTATTATAGTCTAAAGATACCGTACCACCAGATCCTTTAGCATCATTATTTCCCCAGAGTGCCATGTCTTTTCCCGTAAAAGTTATTTGCTAAAAATTATTTATAAAAAATGGAGACTGTTAAATTAAAGTCTCCATTAATATTCTTAAGTTAAGTATAAGAAAATCAGCAACCTTTAAGAAGAGCTGATTTTACAGTTGTTGCAATTACATTATCAATATCATTATCAGTGGTATTTACATAACGCTCAAGTAGTTCAACTACAAGACGCTTGGTGTGACAGGAATTCATTGCTGCGAAAAGAAGTGGTTTTACAACTTCGACTAATACTCCCATGATAACCTCCGGATAAATGGATTCAAAACTATTTAGGAATTTTACCTAAATTTAACAATCAACTAATATCAGGAGAAACTCCAGAAGAAACTGCTCTTTTTGCTGCCGTCAATTGCATCGTCTTACTCTGCACTAACTTAGAAAGAGCAGACTTTTGTTTAGGATTTAATTCATTTGAAGTTGGTTGATTAACTTGTGAAGTATTTTGTTGTTGAGTATTTATATCAAGTGCTTCACTTCTCATACCACGTTTTGCAGTTTTTCTTCTACGTTGAGTTTCTTTAGTAGAGGATGAAGGTGAGGTATTCTTTCTTATACCAATATTAGTATCACTTAAATCCTTTTCCTTACCAACTCTTACTGGAACAATATCTCCAGTCTTAACCTTACCTTTTGCCTTTGTCGCTGGTTTTGATTGATATGCTCTAACTTTTGCTTTAGGTGCAGTTTCAGATGCTGCAGCAGCCATATGCCTTACATTTTGAAGATGATCGTCTGTTGCAATTACTTTTTTAGCATCAGGTTTTACAATCTTTTTAACTACTTCTGCCTTTTTCTCAGGACCAGAACCTGTACGCATTCCCCCAGTAAAATGAACATTCTTTCTCTCCAGATTTTTTACCCCAATTCTGGATTTTAAATCTTTAGCAAACTCTCCAGGTTTATCCATAGGAGTACTAGGTTTTTTACTTCCAAATTCAGATCCGCCGCGAGCAGTCACCACAGATTTTTGAGCAGGTCTTCTTGGACTGTCTCCCAACCTTACTACTGGTTTGTTTGGTTTGGTCGTTTCTTTAAACTTTTTAGTATCTCTAAACTGATCAAATCCATACTTATCCCCAGGATCATTTTCTTCCTTTACCGGTTCTCCTGGTTTTCTGAGTTTATGATGGGCAAACTGGCTAGGTGTTAATGATTGCACCTTCTCCCACTTACCCGATTTCTTTCTCATCACATCAATCTTAGCAGCATCAGGATGTCTTTGATCTGCAAGATTATCATCAACATCATGTATTACTTGAGTTTTGCTCTCAAGTTTTTTTTTACCTTTTTTCATTGAACTTGGAAGTTTTGCTTCATCTACGCAAATCTCACTTTGTTCTTCAATTTTATTAATCATTCTAGCAATAAGTTGTTGTCTTATTACTTCTTCTTTTGTTTCGACTTTGTGGGGAAGTCCTTCGTGCTTTGTTTTAGCAAACTTACGAATTTCCTTTTCGCCCATTCCATCAACAATTTTAAGAACTCTATCACTTACTTCAGATCTTGGGGTTTGACCTCTTTTCACTGAAAGAGCAAGACCAAAAATCTTTTGCTGCTGCTCACTTTCTGCTTTTTCAGTTAATTGATATTCTTCTTTATATGAATTAGCGGCAGAGATCCAATAATCTTCTTTTACGTTACGAATAACTCTTTGAAGATCTTCTGGAGATATGTTTATATTTCTACGTTGCGCTCTTACAGCTGCTGCCTTTTGTTTAGCACTCAATCCTGGTTCTGAAGTTTTTGCAGGAACTTTAGTTGTCTTTGCCTGAGGTTTTGGTGTTGATTTTTTTGAAGGAGTAGTTGCAGGTCCCCAAGGATCAGCAACTGGAGATGATGCTTTTCTTTGTTCTGGTTTTGGTGATGGTTTTGGTGCTTCTGGTTTTGGTGCTTCTGGTTTTGGGGCAGAATAAGATCCACTACTTACTCTTTCTCTTTGTCCAACTCCAGCACCACTATAAGTCGATGATGCTCTTACTCCGGGTTTGCTATGAACTTTACTGGGTTTTTTGTCGCCTTCCATTTTACGAGCAACACCTAATGCACCTCTAGCAACTTGTCTTGCACCAGAAGCAATAGCACCGGAAGCAGCACTTTTAACTCCACGAACTTTACTGGAAAGTTTTTGTCTTGCAAGTCTTCCAACTGCTTTTAATAGATTACCTTTTTTCTTTTGTCCTGTTGGAGTATCGTGTCCAAAAGTTACTTTTGCCTCAACTAAAGCATATTCAAGTGCTTCTTCAATTTCGTCATCGTCATACCCTTCATCAAGAAGTTCATTATAAACACTCTCAACAATATAATCAACTTCATCAATCTCGATCATTTCAATAAGAGTTCCACCAAGATTTTCTACTGCTTCTCCCAGTTCAAGTTTTGGATTAATCTTAATTTTATTATTAACTTCTTTTTCTGTTATTTTTTCTTCTTTTTCCTTTTTTACTGGAATTTTATCTGCGATTTCAATCAGGTCTTCTCTCCAATTTGAATATCCCTCTTTGGTGAGTTTCTTTTTTGATTTTCGGAGATGTTTAAAATCTGCAGAAGTTAATTTCCCATAAGGAGCAGCAACATCAATTTTAGTTTGACCGCCAATCAACCCTTCTTTAACAGATTTTGCTTTCTTATCTTTCAAAGCTTTTTTCATTGATTCTCTAGTATTTCCATCACTATCAAAATCAAGATAATCGGGTTTTGCTTTAGTCATCTTAACAAGTACTTGCTTTTTTTGCCTTATATTTATTTATAAAATTTACTCCATATGCTTTACCCCCATACTGAAGATTTTTCTTATTAGTTCCAATTGCACCTGGAGTCATTTTTGCGTGATATTTAAATGACCCTAAAGTTCCAACAAGAGTATTTGGGTGAGTTTTATCCCTCATTAAACTATCCATTTTAACTTCATTGTACTCAACAATATCTTTTATCCAGGATTTAAACATAACATCTTCTTCAGTAACACAAATCAAATAATTTGTTCCTCTACGTATAACTTTACCTACCAAACCAGTATTCACATTTTCCACAATATCTCCAATTTTGTAAATTTTATTTTGGATATAATTTTCTCTTAAATTTTTAAAGTCTAATTCTGGGGCAATTTCCCAAAGATTATAATTTTCCTTAACATTTTCTTTAAATCCCATTGCTTTCCTGAGCTCGTTAAACAATTTTCTAGCATCAAGGTCATCAACATTTTTAGTAACGGCTCTTTTAAATTCTCTAAAATTATTATCTGCAGCAGTTTTTCTCATCATACCAGAAGAAATTCCCGAAACATCCTTTTCTGTATCAAAATTTCCAGTAGGAATTACTTTTATTTCATTGTACTGATAAAATTTTTCATTATACTTATTTGCTAAATTTTGTATTTCGGCTTGGCGATCAGACCCAACAACAATATTTACATTCGAATATCCATCTTCATTTCCTGCAATTAACACATCAAATATTGTTTTAATTTCTGGATTATTTACAATATCATCTTTAATTTCAGGAAACATCATTTTCAAATAATAAATTTTTCTATTTGTAGATAATGGATTAGATTTATTATCTTGAGTTCTAGATGGATAAACTCTTACTTCTCCGCCCAAAGAAACTCTTTTTGCAGTAGTAAATAATTTTTTATGCTCTTTTGATGGGGGATTAAATTTAGCAAGAACAATTGTTAAAAACTCATCATCCGCAGGCATTTGCTCTTCTTGACCAATAGGTATTCTTTGAGGAGAAATTTGCTGACCTTGAGTTTGTTGTGGAGATACTTGCTGTTGTGCCGTAGCAGATGCTCCTCTTCCTTGTCCAGATTTTGGTGGAATATCTCTTAATCCAATTCTTTGTCCTTTATTAAAAAATTTTAATTGCCCATCTACAGTTTTAGCAACAAATTCTCCCTGGGAGTTATACCAATCCCCATGACCATCACCAACCAAACCAAGTTTCTTAGCTTGCTCAGATGCCCTGGTTTCTTTTGCTTCTAATATAAATTGAGAAAATCTTTTCATCTTATAGGTTTATAGGTATTTATCTATCTAAGTGATCTCAACTTTTATTGGACTAGTCATATCTTGACCAGATGAAAATTTTATTCTTATCTCAATTATACTATCTACACCCTGCTTTCTCTTCAGTATTATTCTAGTTCCTCCCTGCGGCGTTTTTCTAGTATTCACCACAATGTCTGAAGATGCAATATCTAATATCTTATTTGTACTATATGATGAAAATATTCCTCCAGAACTTTTAGCAACAATATATAAAGGCAAAGAAACCTCTTTTAATGCATCTTCAATTATAAATTTCTTTAGTGTATCTTGAGATAATTTGTTGAGTTCTTGTTCGAAATAATTAACATAATTATTTTTTATTTGTATTGCATCATTTTGAAATAGAATTTTATTTTTTGGCAAAGATCTAACAAATTGTGCATTAAACCATTTAGCGGAAGATGAAGTAGAAAAATGATTTTTTGGGGCACTTATCAATCCGTAATTAATATAATTTACTTCTACATCTTTCTTTCTATCTTGGACAATTTTTTTTGCAAATTGATCATATAAAAAATTTGACGCCCAATTTGTAACATTTCCTGTTTTTCCAAACAACTGCAAAATATCAGTGACTCCAAGATTTGCTTTTACTGTTTTTGTATTTTTAGCAGTTCGTTTTAAAGATACTCCAAAATATTTTTCTTCTGGAATTTTTTTACTTGAATATTCTAAAAGAATATCAGATGGATTGCTGTCATCAAATTCAGAATATATTTTAGTAAAAAATTTACTTGTTTTTGGATTTTTTGGAACTTGACGTATTACACTTGGAGCAATGTCATAATATTGTGAGAGTTTTGCTTTTACTCTTATTGCAGTATCATTCGATTCATTATCTATTTTTAATTTTTCTGCTGAAGTGAGACCTAAATTAACAGCTTCTATATTTAAGTTTGTCAAACTTGCGATATTATATAGAGATGATAAGTGAAACTCAAAAGATTTTTCAAAATATTCGCCAATTTGTTGCCCAGTGGCCATAAAAAAATCCCCCCCTTTCTTATATTTAGAAAAGGGGGGGATATAAATTTGGTTTAGTTTAAATCAACCAAGAATACTTTCAATCCACTGCTCACTCATATTTACCATAATTGCTTCTGCAGATTCAACCGAATTAGCATATCCTTCACCAAGAAGATGAGAGAGAACTACATCATAAACATCTACGTGCTCCTTACGGATAATTTCTCTAGAAAGTTTTGGTTTTTCACCTCTACCTTTTCTAGGCATTGTGACTGCTTGTGGTTCTCCTGGACCCTCAATCGTTCTTGTTACAGCAGAAGCAGTGCGACTTCCTTGTTTTGTAAACAATGGAGAAAATGGTCTGGTAGCATAAGGCTTTTCTCTATCCATTCTCTGAGAAACAGTTTCAATAGTTCCATCTTTTCTCTTACTTGTCGAAGATGGAGTTGCTCTTAGCTTCCAATCACTCTTAAACTTATCTTCAGGTCCATAACCTTTTTGTCCAGAAGCGCCTGCAACGTGCTTTTGACGAGCAGCAGCAGCATTTGCTCTTACATCTGCTTGAGTTGGTCCTGCTTTATAAGGTTTTACACCTTCTGCTCTTGCCTCTTCGATATATGCTTCGTACATTTCTTCCCAGGTATAATCACTCAGATCATATCCTTCTTCTAGAAGTGAATTTACCCACTCTTCTACTTCTTCCCAAATCTGTTCTTCGGATAATTCTTGGGGAGCATATACTGCTTGATAAGCCTCAAAAAGTCCAAGAGCTTGTTTTCCAGTAATTCTAGACATTTTTTTACAAATACTTTTTTATTTATTTATAAAACAAAAAAACTCCCGAAGGAGTCAAATTCAAGCACCAAGAACAGCGCCAATATTATCATCAAGTTGCCCAATTACCTCACGAATATCAGTTACACGAGGAGGAACACTGACTTCATCATAAGTATATCCTTTTTGGGCATCAAATAAAACTTGTCGGACTGCTGCAGCGGTACGAGTATCAAGTTTAAGTGTTACTTGTTTTTCTTTAGTCATAGGTCACCCTCTACACGATTTTCACTTCTATATACATCAAATGTTCCTTCTGGGTAGCGAGCACTCAATTTCTCATAGTTCATTTCCATAATCTCACGGAAGTTGGTATCAAGTGCCATACAAGCTTGAGCAATATACCAACAAATATCACCAAGCTCACGCTTCATATGAAAGACATTTTCTTCAATATAAGGCTTACCTTGAAGAACGATTTTTTTTACAACCTCAGTAAATTCACCAGCTTCTGCAGTCATACCAAGAGCAGCGGTCAAAAGACGAGGAACATCAGCATCATGTTTTGCTTCAAGTTCAGTCATTCGTGAAAGAAGTTGAGCAAAGTCACTACTTGCTGGACTTGTAGTTTGACGAACAAAATCAATGTATTTGTCAGAATCAATTACTTTTTTATCAGTCATCAGAATTTAAATCCCTCAAAAGTTTTCTTAGGTTTCTTTTCTTCATAATCATACTCTTCATCTTTCCCATTGTCAAGGATATCTTGTTGAGCAGATTGTTCGCAGTCATAAAGACGCATTTTAGCACGATCAATACCAACCACAAACCGCTTATGAATGGTAGGATCATTATAACGATTCTTAAGTTGTTTAACAAGAATCTGTCCAAGTCCTTCAAGTTCTTCTGTAGAAATCAGAGCAAACATCAGGTCAGCAGTGGCAGGAAGACCAAATGATTCTGAGGTATCAGTCAATTCCACATCAGAAGAACCATAACCAGAACGAGTTGTCTGAGTAGCACTTACAATAGGAACATTAAACTCCACTGCAAGTCCACGAAGTTCTTCTGCAATTGCTTTTACAAAAGTATAAGAATTAATGCTACTATTACCTTTATATCTACTGGAAGCACAAATGTTCAAATAGTCGATAAAGATGATATCCGGTTTAAAAGACTTTTTAAGAGAAAGTTCATTAAGAAGAGATTTAAAATGCCCGGCATGTGCTGAAGCAGTTGGATATTCTTTAATGATTAGAGTTCCTTGAGTCTTCTTTGCAAGATTTGCAACCTTACTTTCGAACATTTGTTTTGGAAGATTGACGATATCTTGAATAGGGACATTCAAGAGATTCGCGTCAATTCTTTCAGCAATGCGTTCTTCTGCCATTTCCAACGTAATGTACAGAACGTTCCTCCCTTGGAGCAAGACGGAGCTAGCAACATGGCACATGAATAGAGACTTGCCGACACCCGTACCAGCAAGAGCGATATTAAGAGTTTTGTTAGGGATCCCACCTTTTGTAATTTTGTTAAAATATTCAAGATCAAATTCAATTTTTTCTTCCTTTTTATGATAAGATTCATAACGTTTTTCGTAATCTTCAAGATAATCATGCCCAACATGATTATCAAAACTTACTGCAAGAGCATCTTGGAGTATTGATGGAATAGCATCTGGAGATTTTTTATCATCCCCATCAGCAATATGAATAGATTCCATAAGTGCCAAATAAATGGCACGATCACGACACCATTTTTCGGTGGTATCTAATAACCAGTTTTTTTCTACTACAATACTTTCAAGACTTGATACTAAATGAATTAATTTTTTAAACTGGTCTTCATTTATATCTATTCTCTTTTCAATCTCGATACAAAGTATTTCTTTAGTTGGAACATTATTATATTCCAACACAAATTTTGTTATTTCTTCAAATACTATCTTTTGTTCAGAATCATCAAAATATTCATTTTTAATGAATGGTAATACTTTTCTCAAATATTCTTCATCGTGTAATAGGTTTCTAAGAATTAGAAACTCAACCTTCTCCATAACTAAATTCCTTACGTGCGATTTGATCCAATTGTTGCATTACTTCTTCAGTGAAATATACTTCGGGATCTTTTAAAATCTGTTTAGCATAAATCTTCTTCCCATCCATTTCATAGCGTCCTGCTACATTCTTCCAAAGACCCCCAATCTCACCGAGTTCAAGAAGACCATAATATCGATCAAGACCACGCTCATCATAAAACAAACGAATCTCAACATCTTTGTTCTCCTTACTCAAACGCGATTTAGCAGTCTTAGCCTTGATAATATTTCCGACCACTTCCGTTCCATCCTTTTCTTTCTTTTTGCTGAGATAAATGATCGTACTTGCTGCGTATTTGAGTCCAGAACCTCCTCCCATTTCTTTAGTTGGTACGTAAGCTCCGATGACATCGTATGTATGATTCGTGACAATGAGCGGGACATTTGCTTGACCTAGTTTGAGTGTGAGCATTCGGAATGCACCTTTAATAAGTTGAGATTTAGTCATATCTCGAACTTCTTTTTCATTTAGTGCATCAGTAATTTCCTTGCTTGTAGAGAGCATACCTAAAGAGTCTAGCACAAACATGCAAGGTTTACGATCTTCTAGTGGTGTTTTCAGATACATATCTACTGCTTTGAGTGCCTTTGTACGAAACTCTTCAATAGTAACAACGTTAACAACAACCAAACGAGTAGTATCAATTCCACGAGATTCTATAAGTGATTTAGTGATAGCAGCCTCAGTGTCAAAGTAGAGACAGTAACCATCGGGATTAGTATCAAGAAAGTTCTTAACCACAGCGAGAGAGAAAAAAGTCTTTCCAGTAGAAGACTCTCCAGCAATAGCAGTAATCTTATTCCCAGATACACCGCCAAATATACTACCTGAAACCAGTGCATTAAAAACGTATGAACCTGTATCAACATAAGTTTCCGTTTCTTCAATATCAGATGCTAACTTAGTAAAGTCATCACCAATCTCTTTTACAATATCCTTAAGAAAATCCATTATTTTTTATCTCCATTTAAAACATTTATTTTAT